AGTGAGATCACTATAACTACCACTGAACAGATTGGGTTTGTTAGTGAGATCACTATAACTACCACTGAACAGATTGGGTTTGTTAGTGAGATCACTATAACTACCACTGAACAGATTGGGTTTGTTAGTGAGATCACTATAACTACCACTGAACAGATTGGGTTTGTTAGTGAGATCACTATAACTACCACTTGTCGCTACAGGTGACAATTGTGGGGCAGTATAACTGATCACGCCCGATATATTATCGTAACTTAAGTTACCGGATACACTTATACTTTGTCTAGCTCTGTAATTAGTGAAATAAAGTCGACTAGTACCCTCATCTACCATGTCGCTATTAATTCCAGTATAACTCCATAGTCCTGAAGAGTATCTTAAAAATTGACCATCTACCGGTTCGAAATTACTAACATCTTCTAATGCTGCTAGTTTATGATTAGTAATATCACTAATTTGCCCGGTGACATTGCCAGTAAGATTTCCTGTAACATTACCTGTGACATTGCCAGTAAGATTTCCTGTAACATTACCTGTGACATTGCCAGTTAGGTTAGCAGTTATTGTTCCTGTAGTTGTGATAGATATTGTATTACTATCGTTAGAGATTGCGATATTTGTACCCGCTAAAATGCTACGAAAGCTTAGTTTATTTCCGGTTCCTGCATCTGGTACAACACTTGCAAATACAGGACTACCGCTGCCAAGATTAGTTCCACCAACAATGGTGAGTGTGTCTAATTCTGCGAAGTTGCTGTTAACTTTAGTAAAAGCGGTGCGTAGATCGTCGCCTGTTCCATCGTTAGCATAAGTTCCAAGATTAAGTGTTTGTATGGTCATTGCTCGATTTCTTAATATAGTTAAAGGTAAAACTTTTTATCTGATTTATAATTATGCTGCTTGTACCCATGATCCGTTCAAATAAACCATTAAATGTTGTAAACTATCACTCAATGGGTTCCAGCCGCTGCCGCTACTTATTGCTACTGTGCCGTTGACAGGAGTAGTTGGTTCTATGTTAGATATTGGTAGTTTTAGAAGATCACTTATAGTAATAGTTCCGTCTACTATTAAATCGTTAGAAATATTAACGACTCCTGTTCCATTAGCAGATAAAGTTAGCGATGCATTAGAATTTACTGTAGATAATCCATTTTGGTTTAATCTAATGTCTCCTATTGTTATGCTATTGTTTGTTGGCACTGTAATATTTGTACCGGTTAGAGCTCCTAGTCTATTTGTTTTAAATGTGCCGTCAGCTATTATTTCAGCTCTAACTTTCACTCCACTACTTCCTGATGTAATCCCGTCGTGTAATGAGAATTGCAATCTACCAGGAACTCGTCCAGTGCTAACAGGGCCACTAATATCTGCCGAAATTTGTACAGCCGTTCTCCGGTCCGAGCCGTCCCAGCAAAGAAATTGAATATCTGCTATATCGTCCCCATCAATAACAGCACTTGGTGCCAAACCTGTTCCTCTTGTTCTATAAAAGCAAAAATTTACAGCATCGGACGTAGAATGATGTTGTGCAAATGTAAAACCGTAACCAAACGTTGAATTATATGAGTTTCGTACAATGTATATATTGCCATCTATTAAGTCAGCATTATGTCCAAAACTAGTAAATGAAGTAGGGGATATATTAAATTCGCCTGTTTTACGAATACTGCCTGATTGGTTAATTTCTAAGCTACCGTTTAATATAATTCTGCCAATTCCATCTGGATTAATATTAATGTCACGATTAGTAGTGGAAATAATATCAAAACCGTTTAAATCTAAATTGCCTCCTAGTTGAGGTGTTGTGTCTTCTACAATGTTAAGCAGGGCATTTGAGCTAATAGTTACTGCACCAGTTGCACTAGACACGTTAATACCTGTACCAGCTACAGCACTGGTAACACCGCTATTCGTAAAAGTTATAGTGTCAGTATTGGCATTTGTAGTAATTGATAATCCTGTACCAGTGGCAAGTGTTAATGTGTCTAAGCTCTGATCAGCAATTACACTACTTTGAGTAGCCACTGCAATAGTGGCGAAACCATTTGATCCACCACCAGTTCCACCAACCAGTGTGCCGCCAGCAGTAGTTCCGTCGCCTACATAGACTAATTTAGTGTCTATAGCATAGACTAACTCGCCTTGAGCAGGCGTAATTGTTAGTCGCTGTCCATTAGTTCCTCTTCTTAATTGTAGTGCCATTTTTCTATCCTATTACATTTTGAAATAAGTTATATATGTTCCGAAATACTATTTGTTTAGTCATTGTTCAATTCCTTAATTATATTTACCTTTATATTCTAGTGAATCCATAGTAGACAGTTTGAACGGATCCACTGGTATTGCTTATACCAAATGTAAATATATTTGCTGTAGATCCTGAATAAGGATTAGAGCTGTTTATTATTCCTGCTGTAACTTGGGATTCGAAAATCTGGTTTGGTAAAGATGTAAGCAACAAAGGAGATCCTGCGGCCGTATAGTTCCACGCGAACTGCTGTCCGATCACCGGTACATTATTGTTAGTAACTGTAAGTGTGGCATTCCACACTATGATACCGTTAGGGATATTACCTCTGACCCACATCGTGTAAGTACCATTTATGGGTACAGTGAAACTATAGTTGTTAGTACCTGTTGTGACAGTCCATGAACCTGTTACAGATACGTATGCCGTAGTCTGAACTGTAGAATCTGGGAATGTTAAATCGCCGTTTTTGTCAAACGTCCAGTTGGCGTGGGTGCCATCTGTGCTGATATATACGCTGCCATATCCATCCACACCTAAGGCTGTCTGCAACCAAACATCACCGCCCGTATGACCGGCAAGAGTTCCCTGCCCGCTCTTAATATAAACACTGCCACCTACGGCTCCGGTGGCAGGGTCCCCGTCGTTGTTGCCAGCGTCCCAGGCTTCTATGGTCACTGACCCGCCACTGGTAGCTGGTCCGCCACTGGTAGCTGGTCCGCCCAGGCCGTCTGCATCCTCTCCTCGTCTCGCTCGTATGCCTATGTCGCCACTTGCAGCTATCTTGACATATTGGAAATCAGTGCCGAGGAATAGATCAATATTTTCGGGATCGTTGGCAGTGACGTGTAGATGTCCGCCTTCTGCCTGTGTAGGATATATGCGTAGTCCCTGCCCTACATCAAAACTCGGATCTGGGGTGATAGTGATGCCCTGATAATTTGTGCCAGCGTTGACTACTGTTACAGTCTCTATGGTAGGACCTGAACCAGACTCGGTGGCAGGTAACGACAATCTACCATCCTCACCAAATTGCCAAACTTTTGACAATTCATTAACGTAGTTGTAGGTTGAGATCTCAACGGCTCCGTTAATCGTAGTACGAACATTGTGTTCGTCTGTGCCCAAGAAGATGCTGGTTTCTTCTAGATCACCTGTGGTTAAGTGTAAGTGATAGATATTTGCTGGACCAGACTCACTATTAAGTGTAACTGTTTCTACACCGGTGTTCCCGTCATAGACATTTTCCACTGTGGATACACGAACGGTAAATTGGTAGTCGTCGCTGTCAAGTTCGAATGTTATCTGACCCGAACCGTACTCATCTAACATCACTGTGCCAGATCCTGGTTCACTGATCTCACCCTGTCCTACTTCTGGATAAATCCACCAATATAATGTTTGATTAGTATTAGCATTAGAATATATATAAACTGTTACGGTGTCGCCGACGGTCCAAACATTGTTGTTCATATTTAGAGTAATACCATTAGCCTCAGTGCTAAAGTTAAATCCACCTTTGATAATCAATCTTTGAGATTCTATCTGTGGGCCAGCAGGTGTTAGTTCTATAGTAGGATTACCCGTAACGATGCCTTCTGCGATAACACCGCCTTCTGGAAATGTCAGACTCGCTGTAGTAAATGTGTATTTGCTGGCTGTGCCCGGATTAGGCTGTATCTGTACCTTTAGTCTATCTGGACTGGTCACAGTCACAGGATAGAATCCTGAAGTAGAGGATGCTGCTGCTGTTAGATTGACTTTGATAACACCAGGATATCCACCTACAGGATACACAGTACTGCTGACGGTAGTGTCGCAGTTAGCACCTACCACGGTCCAACCTGTGGAAATGTTTAAATTAGTAGAGTTATATGTGACAAAGAAATAGTTTGTACTTTCTGAACTGGTTGATCCGGAAAAATACCCATCAGTGTTGAATGTATATTGATATCCGCTGGTTCCTCGCAGTGCAGCATCGTCAAACGATAAGTAGCCTGTGTTCCAGGCTGTGGTCTGTCTTGAGCCGTCAGCGAATACCACAGCACCAGTGGCTGCATCATCAAATATTAGGGCACCGCGAGTATTGAGATCTCCACCAAACTTACCGCCACTTTGAACTACTAACCATCCACTAAAGTTAGTGTTCAATCCACCGTTGTTGGCAGGCATTTCACTACCAATAAACAAGCTACCTTCTATCGCAGCACTCATAGTGCCCGCGCCATTGGCAGCGAATGTGAATAGGCTGTTGGTAGCAGAAGGATCGGAACGATAAACACCTGCTTTGTCTATGCCTGCCTGTGTTACACCAGTAGGACCGGACCAATAGTTACTGCCCGACCCCCCGTCTACTGTGAGGTTTGATCCGTTGCCTATGTTAAAGGCATTCAGGGTTGGCATATTCTGTAACAATACCACACCACCCGATCCCGAATATGATGAGATGCTGTTGCCCTGTATTTGTAAGGTGTTGCCCTGACCTGCCTGTATGTTTATGCTTTTGTTGGTCAAAGTGTCTGAGCTTGATGATGTGATTCCTTCCGTTGCGCCGTTGACCCAAAAACTGCCTGCCCATTGTAGTGTATCTCCGTGTTGAGGATTACTTACAATAACATCTAGTACATTTGTGTTTAAGCTAATGTAAGTACCATCTTGTTGTACTATACGGTTATCGTTAAAGAAGATCTCTCCTCCTTCTACTTTTAACTCGTTATTATCAATGTAGATAGTACTTCCACTAACATATAAGCTTCGCCATTTATGTGTAGCACTGCCTAAATCATATGTATCGTCAGTTTCAGGAATGATATGGGATGCTAAACTTGTTAGATCCGCACCTAGTGCAGCATATAGTTCATCAAAGTTACTATTGACTTTAATAAATGCTGTTCGTAATGGATCACCATTACCTTTATCTGCTGTGCCTACATTAATTACTTGTTTTGTCATTATACACGCCCCACTGCTACTTGAATTATGCCAGCTTGGTCATAATCTTTATCTTCTAATGCTTTACCTATTAAGGTTCCTACTTGAGGATTAACTGCTTTGGCTGCATGTCCTGGTATAGCACTGGTAGTTAATAAGTCACCTTTTCGAATTTTTCCTACTACCTTACAAGGCACTCGACCTTGTAGAGCAATGCATACTCTTAGGCCTCCTAACTCTGCGTTCATTGTATAGGCTGGATTAGTTGTTACTACACCTGCTACACGACTGTCACCAAATGTAGTTGTCATAGTTGTTTCTGCATTGCCACCAAATACTAATACAGTTCCAGGTTCGTATTCTTGATCCGATGTATAGTATTCTGCTAAGTCAGCATAGGTAGCTTGCCATTTAGCTCCAGAAGCTAAAGTCCAGGTTCCTGAAACAGTGCTTCCACCACTAGCTGCTGCTAATGTAGAGCATGTTACCTGAGAAAATGTAACATTGCTAGTTGTCTTTACTTCTTGTCCTATACTAAATTCTGTTCCGGTTAATGTAATACCTGTACCTGCACTGTAAGTAGTATCTGTATCAGCATCATTACGCCAGTCTGGATTACCATTGCCATCTGTTTTCCATACTTTGTTTGCCTGTCCGCTACCACTGGATACATAACCTTCTGAACTGCTACTATTTGCCTTCCAAGTTGAACTAATAGTAATAACATCACTAGCTTGGCTAATAGTTACATTAGAGCCTTGTTTAAGTGTAACACTATCAGTGCCACTTCCACTACCACCAGCATCTAGATCTATTTTAACTTCTCCAGCAGCACTACCATTACTTGTAGCAATACTATATGTTGTATTTGTATCGACATAACTTGAACCAATAGTAATAACATCGTTAGTTCTAGATAAAGTTACATTTGTACCTGCTTTAAGTGTAACACTATCGTTTACAGTTGTAGAACCTAAAGTACTAGTTAAAGTTATTAGATACGATGTTGTATCCCCATCAACTGACCCAGCACTCAGACTATAATTTGCAGTACTGGTAAGTACTCTATTACCATTATCATATAATGCTCCGGCATAAATATTTCCGCTTACACCCATGCCTCCTGTAACTATTACAGTTCCAGTTCCGGTATCTGACGAATTGGTACCTTTAGTAAAGCTAACTACTCCAGAAACAGATAAAGTTCCACCTATTCCTACGTTACCAGTTGTATCTAAAGTAGCAGCATCTATATCATCAGCACTTATATCAGTAACAGTAATACTAGGGCTTCCAGCAAGGCCAGTTGATGTGCCACTTAATGTTCCTGTGAAATTAGTTGACACTAATGTATTAGAATTTGGATTATAAGTTAAAGTAGAGTCTGCTCTAATTTCTTCTGATCCAGATTTCTCTTCAGCAAATACTACATAGTATACTACATTTTCATTACTAGAATCAACGATAGTAGTATAAGTTGCTGTAGTAGCGGTTGCAGCATTTCCTGTTGTATTGGCAGCATTATTCGGAATATCACCACTGACTAAAACATCCCAACTAGGTGCTGCCCCGTTTGTTCCATCGCCTACACTTTTTAAGAACTTCCGTGTAGCGGTAACGTTTGGACCTACCATAGCAGTAGTGTTTGATCCGCTTTGATAAGGCATACTTCCTATAAGTGTGCTATTGTTTCCACCAGTTAGATTATTTGCTCTTCCTGCTACTAGATTGGTTTGTGCTGTCCAAGCCGGAACGTTTGTTCCTGCTATTAACACATCTCCTTGGCTACCAATTCCTAAAAATGTAGTACTGTCTGTATTTGATTGGTACGGTAAAGATCCTTGATTACCTCCTGCAAGATTAAATGCTCTTGTTGCAGTCGTAGCATGTAAAGTAGCACTAGTGGATAAAGTAAATGTTAAATTATTAGTTGGTGTTATTCCTCCTAGGCTGGCTCCTGGTAAAGTTATAGTATCTCCAGGATCATAGTCTTGACCAGGAACAGTCATTATGATAGTAGTATTACCTGAATATGTTGTAGCTGTTCCTGTTTTAATAACTATAAATTGTGCTCCTGTACCTTGTCCACTAGTAGCTGACGGTTGTACACCATTATATGATCCAGCAGCAGATACACTCGTTCCAGTCAATGTTCCAAATGTCCATCCGGGATTCCATTGACCTTTATAAAATACCGGAGTACTGCTTTCTGTTGATCCAACAGAACTAAACAATGTAACTCCACCAGGTGTAAAGAATTGTATGGTGCTGTAGTCCGTATCTAGTATTTTGGTATTATCGACTCTAATATTGCTAGCATTTAAATAGCCTGTTGCTATTATATCTCCGCTACTGGTAGTTTTAACTAAACTGTTCACTGCTCCCGATATGGTAATAGTATCTTGTTTAATAAAGTTTGTTTCGTTTCCTGTTGTAGAATCTTTAAGGAATGTAAAAGCATATAATTGATCCGCTGCTACTCCTGCATTAAAATTGTCCCATACACTTCGTCGTAATACATTTGTTGGAGTAAGATTCTGCACTGTAGCTGCTGAAGATCCTAGATTACCTAAAATACTGTTCGCGTTAACATTAACGATTTCAGAATAGCTAATACCTTGGGCTTTAATGCCAACCCAACCACTTGTTATTTCAAAATTATCGTCATCAAAACTTGCTAGACCACTGGCTGCTTGAATAGCTCCTGCCGATCCTGTAGGAGCAGCATTTCTAGTAGTTGCTAATACCATAGATAATTTGCTTTGAGCTATAGCAGCATCTTGTGCCACGTCATCGTTTACAATAACTTCTTTAGAAATTTGGAAGTCTAGACGTGCGGTGTCTAAAGGAATAACAGTAGAGTTAGCAGGGTGTACTTGTCTAGATGTTAATCTCTGTTCTCTTGTAACACCAGTAAGTTTCCCAGCATTTGCAAATCCAGTTATTGGAATCACTGACGTAGAAGTATAGCTAAAAATTTCGCCATTTATTTGTACATAGTTTACAGGAGCTATGCCAGGTTGTGATCCATATATGGTTATAGTATTAATAAATCCCGATACGTTATAAACAGAAATACCATTTGCCACATAACTTTGTGCTATGATAGGATCTATGTCGTTGCCTATTGATGATTGTGTAGTTGTAACTCCGTCTGCTGTAAATTTACTATAAATATCTCCTTTTATATCAGTAAATCCTATAGTTTTGTTAGCACCGGTAAATGTTAATAAAGATCCTCTTAGCTCTTTAAAGACGTCTACATTTAATGAACTTGTACTACCTACAGATATAGCAGTTCCACGTTTTTCCGTACTCGCTTGAAATGTCGTGGATGTTTTTGATATAACATAGTAAGTAACTCTGGCTGCAAGTGCTCCTACTGGTTGATTAAGAACAATCGGCATGTCTGTATAAAGAAGATTAGTTGGACCAGAGCAGGTTATGTTTACTCCGCTAGATCCTGATATAGTAGCAAGCTTCTCACCATATCTAACCACAGTATCTTTTAGATCTTCGTATTCATCAGTAGCAGATATCTGTGTAGTCACGTAACCTACAGTAGCAGCATAATCAAGATTACTTGATGAAGGAGTTCCTAATCCTGTTATGTAATTACCAGCCATGCTAATGTTTGACTGCATAGGAATTTGACCATTTAAAGGTAAGTATCCTGGGCCAATTTTATTAGCCACAGGAATAGCAGATCCATTATGGTCGATGCCTAATCGTTTGTCAATGTACCCTCGTACTGCCTGCTGTGTTGGTACAGTATCAGCAGCATTATTAGTCATTGTATTATCAGTGCTGAACTCACTGATAGTAACACCTCGTTTAAATCCTAGACCATCTAAGTTACTTAAGGCAATGCTTGCACTAAATGTAACTGTGCCTGTACCTTGATCTACTTTGAAGAATGAACCAACTTTGAAAATACCGTCTTGGTCAGTAGTAACATAAAATACACGACCTTTGGTTTCTTCTTTAACTTCTACTGCATCAGTAGGTTCAATACTAGGATTACCGTAAATGGTAGTAGGATAGTTAGTAGTATTAAATCCTCCTGTCCCTACATCTAAGAAGTCATGTCCTGTAACACGACAGGTACTAATCTTAACAGTAACAGCTCCGGTGCTACCAGAAGGAAGTCCTGATCTTAAAGTTACTGTACCACTGCTAGGAAATGCTTTTACTATACCTGTTACACTAGGTAAGTTATTATTATCATATACATCTGCTATAGTCAAGTAAGCAGATTGTGTGGGAGTTTTATCTGTATAGCTTACGATCCTATGAGTTTTTCCTCCCCATACAAAACGTAGAGTTCCTGTGTTTAGCAAATCTATTAGATAATCTGTTCCTAGTTGTTCTACAGCAATTTTAGTATCACCGATAGCAGATCCATATCCACCTGTTAATGAACTTGCTAAAGTATTTGGTTTTACATAATTAAACGATTGGTCTGTAGTAAGTATTGCAATATTGTCTGGAAGTTGGTCACCGGCACTATTTGTTAAATTATAGGCAATGACTCTAAGAGTAGATTGTGTTCCATGTAATGCATAGGCATCTAGTTCTAAAGCAGTGCTTGGGCGTGTTGGATTTACATTTTCAATACCGTTGAATCTCATGTTCTGTAAAATCTTGACACTGGCATTAGTATGATCTAGTGTTTGCTCTACAAGACCAGTGCTGCTTCTATTATCACTACCACTAGTTGCTAAACCTAATTGTAGAATTTCCTTTCCACCATAACACCATGGAAGTAGTTCTATATTACCTCCAGTTAATCCGGCACTACTTAAAACTGTGCCTGGACTAATTACTTCAAAAATTTCATCAACGTTACCTGTTGTAGCACCAATATAAGTTAAGTTTGAGCTAGCAGTGGTTACTTTATATAAGTTACCTTTTAGAGCATTGGTTCCTGCCACTGGAGAATTGTCTTCGTAAAATTGTAATATCGCTTCACCTAGGTTTGTTGCAATAGGAGGATTACTTGTAGTAGCCGCTGCTGTAAATATTTCTCCTACGGTGTAAAGTTCACCTACAGTTCCAGCTATATCATTCCAATCTGTATTACCTAAATAGGATATTTTATATTTTTTTCCAATAACAAAATTTCCATCTCGGACAATATCTATAGTGCTTAATGGAGTTTTTAGAGTTTGATTTAAATAAATTGCTGCCTGGGTTGGGCCAAGAGTATAGACTAGGCTAGCTGATCCTATACTTGTTGAATTACCTGTTCCTGAAGCTGTAAATACAACATTTAAGAAGCTGTTAGTGATAGGGTTAATGACTGCACCTAATGCAGCCCATGGTGTATTTCCAACAAGAGTAATCTTATAAGATTCTCCAGGAATAAAATCACCCACGTTAACGGTAATGGTACCTGATTTTCTCACATAGAAAGTATTATTCAAGGAAGAATCAGAAACTCCTGAAATGTTTATTAGATCTCCATTTTCAAAATGTGTAGGTTCAGCAAATGTAACTATTGGTGGACTTGAGCTTGATATATCTGTTATTCGATATTTGATAATTTCGTTTGCCCAACCGCCGTAATATGCTTCTCCTTGACCTGCTATTCCAGCTGTTATTGCTATAAAGTCTGTTAGTTTTGTATTTGTAGCAGCTCCAACACCAGAAAAAGTTCCTGTTTCTGTAATTGTGTACTGACGTCCTACAGTGAACGATCCGCCTACATGATTTCCATAGGTTCCTCCAAATGCTGTAATTCCAGAAGGACTTAACGGGTCATAGAAGTTAATATAAGATGTTTCTAAAATTTGTGTAATGTTTACTCGATAAGTACCTGTAAGCCCTGATCCAGTTAAGTTCCCAGGTTCTTCTGTAGCAGTAGCAGTAATTTTAGTTCCTTTGGCTACTCCTCCTCCTGATAGATAATCGCCTACATTAAGAGTGCCAAAATATAAGCTACTAACAGTTAATACAGTTCCTTCTATGCTGCCCTTAAAACTATTGTTTGTAGTTATTGTTCCTGTTCCTACAATCGATGCACTTGTTATGCTGGCTATAAATGTACTGCCGACAACATATTTTTTAGATGTAGTGCCTGCTAAAGTATTCCAATATTCCTGGGTAGTATTTCCTAAACTGGAAATAGTATATAATTTTCCTTGAGTAAATGATGTTAAATTGCTTGATCTTTTATCTGAGTATAATGTAGCTTGATTATATGTAGTGGTCGGGACAGCCATATATTTCTTTTTATTAAGCTGAGTTGAGTTGACTAGTCCGCTAAATGTTAAAATATCTCCGGGATAGAATTTTAAACCGTAAGTTATTTTTCCTGTATACGGTATATGAGAATTTAACAGAGTAGAATCTAATGGTGCATTTAAAGTGTCTCTATAAAGTTGTATTGCTCTAGGAGCATAAACTCTGGCATACTGTGCATGACTAGAACTAGAGCCGGATATTCTACTACAACCGGTAAATGTAGTTTCTGTTTTACCGGTATAGGTGAATACATCGCTATTTATCTGTATTCTTCCGATACTTAAAAAGTTAGCAGTTGTTGCTACAGAGATGGTAGTCGTTGAACCGGGACTTGCTATTGCACTACTTAGAAACGTGCTAGGAACATTAACATAATAGTTCCCACCGTTTAGCTGAATCATTCCTTTTACGTCAGTTATGTCTATAAAATCTCCAGTAGTCAATCCATGGTCGAATTGTGTGGTCACTGTACAAATTTCAGTTCTAGAAATAGAATCTATTCCAATGTTTGTTGTAGACTGAGAAAAAGTTATGGCTCCTGCAACAATATGATTAGCACTCATAGTAAAATTCGTAGAACTAGATATGCTTGTGATATAAGCACTTGTTCCGAACTTTCCTGTTCCTGAGTTAATGGTAAAAGATTGACCTAGTAATAAATTAGCAGTTGACCCAGATGTAAGCGTGACAGCGTTTGTACCTAATGTTAAAGTAGCTTGAAGACCAGTTGTACTTCTTGAAATATTAAAATTATCAAATTTTACCTTAACTGGTGTTGTACTAAGATCTATATCTGTAACTCTGTAGTCGTACTGGCTGTCAGTTAGTCCTGTTTTTGTCGAGCTACGTATTTCATATCTTCCTATAGTAACACTGTCATGTTCTATTTCTAGTTCACTTACTGCTTCAGGTATATAAGAATATCTTTTAGCATATACAATAATGTCATTTTTTATATTTTTAGTACTAAAATCTCCGTATCTAAAAATTTTAATAGGCTGAACTTGATCAAAGCTTAGTGCTACTTGGTCTGGTAATTCTGTTGGATCTGCACCGGCTGCTCTTAACCCAAAATTACCATGAGCATTAGAACCTGCTACACTTCGTATTTGCCCACCATTGTTGGCAAAGAATGCTGTATGACAATAGTAACTAAACGTACTTACTTGTTCAGTAAGTCCTGCATTAGTAGCTACTATTCCGTATCCTAAGTCGTTAATTTGTGTGTAGTCGTTGGCTAACATACTACGATTTCCAGGAGTTTCTAAAATTATTTCTAATTCCCCATTAGTCCAAGGAGTAGTAGCGTTTAAGTCGATAACCGTTATACCAGTTTCTTCCCAACTTACAATATTGTCAACTTGATATCTAAAACCATTATAATAAAAAGAGGTAGGAGCGACAGGTCTTCGCTTGTTTAAACCTGACAGTGTTAATCTAAGTCCGTTAACATTTTCTATTTTAGCTTTTAAACGTCCACAAAATCCGTCAATATACATGCCACCTCTAAAAGCTTTTTTATTGATACTTGCGCTAAAGCAGGCACTTTCTTGAACATAAGGACTCTTATTACCGATAGACCCTGAAGGATCTAACACACACATAAATCCACCTTGACCTTGACCTGTAACATTACTAACACGTATTCCGTCGTTCAACATAAACATATCAAGCTCTGTGTTAAGTTTAGGAGGATTGTATGGATTAGATCCACTGTAGTTAGCTGAGTCTAGAGCATAAGTTACAGAGCTAATTAAATTTTCGACTATACTATTACTATTAGGTTCTATAGTTATAGCATAGTCTGTAATCTGAGGATACGTTACAGGAGCACGTTTTTTTGCAAATGTTATAGCATTAGAACCTGAAAATCCTAGTTCTTCTTCTGGGTTGTTTAGTATAGCATCGATTAAGGTTCCTAAATATGTTATTCCGTCCTTACAATATGAGCTAATGGTAACATTTCCGGTATTATAAAAATTACCTGCTGCATTAATAACGCCAGCTCGTCCACCGTATCGTAAGTCTTGTACAATAGCATCTACCACATATCCGGTATCACGTTGTGATTTAATTTCTTCTGTAAGTGTTAATGACTGGATTGATTTAATGTAATTTGTAACTTGTTCTTGAAAAAATGCCTTATTGTTTTCTATCATATAGGCAGCTTTTAAAAAGTTACCTGGATTTGAATAATCAGGACCTATGTTTAAAGGTTTAGTTGTATCTCGCAGATAATGGTATCCATATTTTGGACTCTCGTAACCATTAAAAGCTGTTTCTAACTCATCTAGGCCGTTAACAGCTCCTATTACTGTGCCTATAGCTGTACATAAATCTTGTGCCTTAGTTTTCGCGGCAGTTTCTCCTATTAAACGAGCTGTTCCAGTTCCAGAACTAACTCCTACAGCCACAAATATATCTCCTTGGTTATAAGTTTGACCAGTAGTTCCAGCAGCCTCGTTCCAGTCGGTTATGCCTGGAGAAACTATCTTATAAGTTTTACCTACCTCTAATGCTGTAGATAATATAAAAGACTGTGGTATAGCAGATTGTAGATTAGTTACAGTATTTCCATCTATAATATCTTCAATTAATTCTTTAAGTTTTGTATCGATTGCAGCAGCAGTTTCAATAGTTTGACTAACATTTAATACAGTTGATCCTATTTTACTTACGCCACCGTTCCAGTATAGACTAGCAGCATTATAGCTTTCCCCATTACCTCCAAATTTAATATCATGGGTCATGGCGTCTACAATTAATCCTACATCACGACTACATTTTCCTGTGTTATAAGCTAAGTTAGTATAGGTTGCATTTATCCAAGCTACAACTTCTCTTTTTAAAAATTCTTTATTATCGACTAGTAATTTTACAGCATCTGGATAAAATGTTGGAGCTAGATCAAGTCCATCGAATACGGTGTCTCTATAAAAATAAGTTGATACCCATTTGCTTGCACTAATTGTGCTTTTTGGTCTGACAACACATCTACGAAAATCATTTCCTCTAATAGTAACATTTGCTGGAACTTTAATAGGAAGATCTTCCTCATAGACTCCGCTTTCAAGTAAAATAGAAATATGTAATTTTTTATTTGATTCTGCAAACTCTAGTTCTTCATCTAGTTCAAATTGATTAGATGAAAGTTGAGTAGCTGTTATAATGTCTACTGCGTTTCCGTAGCTGTCATTACCTGCATTACGTTCATAACCAGTAATTTTACCTAAAGCACCGGACCTTAAACCTCTAAGTATTTTTCCAGGTGTAATATCTATATTTGTTGGAATTCCTTGATCTGCTCCTACACTATCTGTATTAAATTTAATTGTTAAAGATCCTGTTCCATAGTCAATAGTAGGATAAGAATCTGCTCCTTCTGTAGGGTAGTCTTCTAGTATTGTTTTAATGATATTAACTTTAGCAACGATGTCATTAATCACATTTGTAGTTACGTTAGTATGTGCGTCGACATCATAATATCTAACAAATTCTGTTGTAGTATATGTGACAAATAAACTATCTAAAGTGGGTTCATTTTCTAAAACTGCTCTAATAAGAACTTTAAATCTTTCAATACTAGCTAATATAATATCTCTTTGACTTGAGCTATCGTTTATAAAGAAACTACGTCCGGTGTTTATACTCAACCAATTGGCATCATTTATCATGTCAAACTTAATTGAGTCTATAATTGATTTTAAATTTAACCTAAGTGCATCATAATCGAATACAATAGAAGGCTGTGTAATTGTTAAGTATCCTGCTGTTTCTCCTATTATCCAAGAAACATTCCTATCTAATAATGTTATTATATCAAATACCCATGGATCTCCAGCATTTCCTCCAAAGAATAATTTTTGTGTAACTTTTGATGTTTTTTGAATACCATTTATAGTGTAATAAATTTTTTGACGATAAGGTCCAGGCTCGCTTTGTGCCAGTTCTATCATTTCTTCAGCAGTTCTACATGCTTTGTTTATTGAAGAATAGGCATATGCTAATGCACTACCTTGTTTGTTTAAAGGAACATTTAATTGTAAGTCACTTCCGCTATTACTTACATATAGATTGACATCGCTTGAAAAGCTGCTATTATCCACATAAAATTTTGTAGCTGCTTGTAGGTCGTCTACACCGTTTGGTGTTCCTGCTCCTGTTAACGGTGACGGATGATCATAGAGATACAATGCTCCAAGCATTTTATCTCCTTGTCTTCTAACAAGATTTTTTCTAGGAACAGCTTCATTAGATAGATAAAATCCATCAAGGTCTGTATTAAAATAAGCATCAGTAAGACTATGAACACTTTTGATTGAAAATACAGTGCTTGTTGGTATAGAATAACTTTGGTTAATAGTATAGATACCAGATGTTCCTGTGTATATGCCTTCTTGTTGGGTTATAAAAGTATTATCATTTAACCCTGGACCAACTAGTCTACTGCCTATAGTAACAGATCCGCCAGTTACAGAGCTTATAACTATTTGAGTTCCATTTATTGTTGCTGATATTGGAACATCTAAAGATGGAGATACAATTATTCTATTATTGTATTGATTAAGAATTGTGTCTTTCTCTAATTCTCTAGCTTCATTAAAACTATAGTAAAGACTTAAGAAATCATTATCATAGTATCTAATAAAGTAAACAGGAGCCGCCTTTCCTGTCGAACCCAGTTGTCCATTTGTTGTTACAGAACCGCTATTAACAGCAACAAACACATCCCCTAAACGATAAACCTTTTCTTCAGAGATATTATTAGTGCCTGCTGCTAGATTCCAATCAGTATTACCTACATCTGTAATTTTGTAAGTTCTGCCTGATATAAATTGGCCACCGACGACTTCTTCAATTAAAGGATTTAGATATGTTCCTGTAGAAGTATATGTAAATGAAGCACCATTAGATCCTGTATTAAACCCGTGCCCTATTATTTTTATTCTTCCATCTCCATATGTATATTCTGCAAGATTCTTTTTATGTACTAATCCAGAGCTTGGCTCATCTCTCAGTCTAACCTGTCCTCCTATTGAGGTTCCGCTCGAACCTACTTGAACATATCTTTTATCTGCATATCCTTTAGTAATTACCACAGCATCAGGAGTTATAGGTAATTGATCTGGATGAGTTACGTTCCATTGTGCATAATCTTCTGGCCCTTTAACATTCGCAATCACATTGCTTAGACCATCTAAATCCCCTCCTAACTTTGGTTGAGAATCTGTTACAACTTTTCCTCCTGCTGATCTTATTGTAATCTTATCAGGTTGACTATTATTAATGACAATTGTTGTATCTTCTGCTTCAATAGTTTTACCTATAACCGCAGTTCCTTGGTCGTTAGTAATTAAGACAGTATTGGGACTATAACTACTAGGGAAATCATCAAGTAAATCAGTACTTAATATTTGTTCATCTCCTCCAGAGAAAGCATATAAATCTTTAAAATTATCATTGACTTTTCTGAAGGCTTCACGGATACTGTCTCCAGTACCATCATTACCTTGAACACCTATATCAATTATTTTCCGTGCCATATTACACCTCTAAATTATCATAGTAATTGTCTGCTACACTAAAACTAGACCCACATCCACAAGTTGTTTGAGCATTAGGATTTTTTATACTAAAGTTAGATCCTTCTAACGTTTCTTTGTAGTCTATTTCTGATCCTTGCAAATAATTCATGCTCATAGCATCTATTAAAACTTTAGTTGATCCTATTGGAATTTCGAAATCGTCTTCATTTTGATCTTCGTCAAAAGTAAATCCGTAGCTCATACCGCTACAACCGCCTCCTTGAACAAATGTTCTAAGTTTTAAATCAGGGTTATTTTCTTCTTGAATAAGTTCTAAAATCTTATTTTGAGCTGCCAAACTTATGTTTATCATAGATATTAAGATCCTTTTAACATATTTACCATATATTTTTATAACCTTAATGTAAATAAAATATGTATATTGGCACTGAAGTAGAGTACAGAAGTTATAAAAGAATCAGTAAGTTGGGTCGAGAACATGAGTACTATAGAAAATCTACAGTGGCAAAATTACGATGTGACAATTGCAGTGTAATTTTTACACGGCAAATAGGAAAAATGGATCCTAGAAGACTAAGCAATAACTATTTTCATTGTTGTCAAGACTGTAATAGTAAAAAGTTTGCTCAACGTAAAGGTGTTGAACGTCGTACTATTTGGGATAAAAGTGTTAATAGTGATTTAGATATTAGCCGTCTGTAAACGAGCTCCAATTACCACCCAGTTAATTATCTTCCATTGATTTTCTAAGTATTTCTTTTTGTCCCATTTGTAATCAAGTGCCCAGGCATGTTCCCACCAGTCGATTAATAGGACAATATCTTGGCGTATCTGATGATTAGTGATAGTTTTTATATCACCGTCTTTGGCCAAATAGACCCATCCACTACCTTGTATACTCATAGAAGTCTCTTGAAATTTATTTTTAAAGTTGTCGAAACTTTTATAGTTTTCATTAATAAAATCAAGAGCAGGACCATTTGGTTCATTGCTTGTTACCACTCTTTGAAATTGAGGAAATAATAGGTTATGTAAAAAAGCACCAGCTTCATTAAAGTCTAAGTCACCTTCTCTTTTATTATAACGATCAACATAAGCTTGTGCCAGTTTATTGTAGTGATAAAATAGAGCATCTTCACTGAGCACAGGCTCTAAATCAGTTTTACTATATGGTAAAGGCAGTAGTTCTAGTTCTTTACTAGGTGTATTTTCATTTAGTATTACATTTTTGATAAAATTATAAGGCATAATATTATTTAACTATAAATAATCCACAAGGAGAGGACTATGGAAGTTCTATTTGGAATTTTATTACTTGCTGTATGCGTAGGTGCTGCCTATGTATTGACCAGCAAAGACAAGATTGACACCAACAAAGATGGTAAGATCGATGGTGAAGAGCTCAAGGCTGCTGCTCAACCTGTTGTAGAAAAGGTAGTAGAAAAGGTAGAAGAAGCCGCTAAACCACTTGACCTAAATCAAGATGGTAAAGTAGATCTTGCTGATGCTAAAGAAGCAGTTAAGCGAGGCAAGGCTAAGGCTAAGGCCAAGGTAGAAGAAGTTAAAACAGAAGTGAAGAAGCGTACTGGCCGCAAGCCCTCAACTAAGGCCTAATCGTTCTGCCTGTTTATATAGAGCAAAGCTAGCTAAGTTTTTAGCCTTAGACTCGCACATGATATCGTGAGACTCTAAAAAGCCAAGTGCCCACTCATTAACTGCGGTGTTCCAATAGAAATCACTATGGGCCCGCAGGCGTTGTTTTTTGTGACCTGATTCTAAGAGAACCTTATGATCGGGAAGTGTACGAACGCAGTGGTCAACCAAGGTATCTTCGCGACTAACGGAATAATGAGCCACAGGGCGCCTGCCACGCCAACTATCAATAATCCTTTTGATACGATCATCAGTTCGTTGGATATATACTCCTTCACGAACCCAATGATGATGTATGTCAAGAACAATAGGCACAATATCACTGATGCCCAAACAGTCATCAAGTCCATAACTTATTTCCTCGTTTTCGATGGTAATGGTGTTTCTTGCTTCTGGAGTGAGTCTCTTAAGTGCTGCTCGAATACCTTGGGGACCGGCGCGACCCGAGATGTGGACATTGATTTTAAAGTCTTGAAATTCTTTACCGTATCCCATCCAACGGGCCATATCCACATGATATTCAAACTCCTCTATACTTCTATTAACAATGTCTGGATTATCTGAAGCCAAAACTGTGAATTGACCAGGATGAAAAGACAGACGCACACTACGGCTACGAGCAAGGTCACCAATCTTGGCAAAGTGTTTTTCAGCATAAGCGATAACGTCAGGTTGACGCCAAAACCAACACCAAGTAGGCTCTGTATATACTGGTAATATATCGCTTGATAAACGAACCATTCTAAGTCCATGGTCTAAGTTTCCTACCTTTTCTACTAGCAATCTCGTAGATTCAATATTTTGTTTTGTTAATTCCCAAAGTTTTTCTACAGCACGATCTTTGGTCTGTCTATTTAACCAAGCCACAGTGGTGGAACCTGTGTTGTATTTTTTACAGTCGTCTTTGGGTTTGATCCCATCGACTTGACCAGGATGGTCAATCCATTTGCAGGCAAAGCCTATACGTTTATTCATGTTTGTATGATATACAGTTTACTGCCAGTTGTCAACAATAATTGGATCTTTTACATCTTCAGGTTTAGGGTCTCCGTGAAATACGAGAAAACTTGTGTCATTTTTAATAAATGGTGCGGCTATATTTTTAAATTTTCTTTTGCCATTTTCTGCAATTAAATCATTTTTTGATCTTATTTCCCATTTATAACTTTGAATCCAATCTTCAGGCCAAAAGGTAAAATTAGATTTAATCTGCTTAAAAATCCAATCTTGATCCCCATGAAGTCTACGCATCATGTCTGGGTTAACTTTAAGATTGTTCCAAACATGTGAGAATGAACCAGTTTTTAGTTTAAAAATGCTGCTGTTAAATTTTTCGTAATTACTTATAAACTTTCTATTAAAGTCCCGTATGATACAAAATTTATCTGGTTCGAAATTCCACATATGATCAAAGTTATTAATAATAACAATATCTAAGTCCATATATAGCAATTCCCCTTTTAATGGAAAATTACTATCAAATATCCAAACTTTGTACCACCACCCTACTAAGTCTACTGGTGGTAGCGGAATAATAACAATATTTGAATCTAATCCTGAACTATTTTCAGTCAAGCAGGCAAATTTAAAATCAGTTTTGCTATGGCGTCTAGTCATATTATACAATCTGTTTACATAAACAGACGAATACTTGTCCCCATGTTTAAGACATACAATCCACTTATCCATTTACGAGCGTGTGTATATCTTTAAGTTGTTTTAGTAAGGGTTTGAGATTGTCTAAGACTATCATATTAGGACCGTCACTAGGAGCATAATCTGGGTTTTCATGGCATTCAATAAAAACGGCACTTACTTCTCCGGTGGCCACTGCTGCTCTTGCGAGGTAGGGTACCATCCCGCGATCCCCGCCAGAACTCTCTCCCAGTCCTCCAGGTTGTTGGACGCTATGAGTACAGTCATAAACAACAGGGTAACCAGTCCTTGCCATAATAGGCAGGCTACGCATATCCACAACAAGATTGTTATATCCATGAGTCGCACCTCTTTCACATAATAATATGTTTTCATTGCCTGTGCTGGCAATTTTTTTAGCCACATTCTCCATATCGTTTGGCGCCAGAAACTGACCTTTTTTAACATTGATAGCCTTGCCTGTATTACCAGCAGCTAATAATAGGTCAGTTTGACGACATAGGAATGCTGGTATCTGTAAGACATCTATGCCAGCTTGGGCCACAATATCAGCTTGATATGATTCGTGTATGTCAGTTAATACTGGAATATTGAACTTAAGCTTGACGTCATTGAGGATTTGTAATCCTTTTTCCATGCCAACACCACGACCAGTTCGATGGCTACTGCGATTTGCCTTGTCGAAACTGCTCTTATAGATCATAGGCAAACTTAGGCTATCGCAGATTTTTTTAATTTCTACAGCCATAAATTCGGCATGAGCACGATATTCGATTTGGCAAGGGCCCGCTATTACACATAACGGGTGACCTTTACCTATCTGGATATCATGTATTTGTGTTATCATATTCTCTGTCTTCTCTATGACCTATACGCATGGCCATGTTTGAGTCTGTTTCGCGAACTTCTACTCGACAGCACCAAACACGTTCTGCTTCACCTTTGCCAAAGCTGGGAAGATAAATGGTATTTACATATTCGTATAAAAAGTCTGCAATACCTTCGCAGCCTGTTTTTTCTACCTCAGTGATTTTAGCCAAACCTAATGAGCCCAACCGTAATAGTTCTTCACGCTGGGGATCGTCTTGGGCAACTAATAGTGTATGATCAAACCAATCTTCTAAATTATGTTTTAGATTTTTTAATCCACCGAAGTCCATACACCAATTGCGAGCATCTAATGTGTCGCATTCGAACTCGAAATGAAAACTAAGAGCATATCCGTGGATTAGGTTACAATGACTATCTGCCCGCCATTGACGATATGCTACCGGTCCTAAGTGTCTGTATGTTTTAGTGCTAATAAACTTTGCCACCTCTTGCCTCCTGTTATAGTAGTAAGTTTGATGACACGCAGAATTTTTATAGAGGGATGAGCGTCAAGTCCTCTACTGTAATTATACAGGAAAGTATTTAACTGTCAAGTTCTCTAAGTGACGCCATTCAAGAGGAATTTGCCAATCTTTCAGTTGATGTTGTATAAAATTGATTTTATCGAAATGTTCAAATAATTGTTTAAGCTGATGTATCCAGAAATCAGGTCTAACTTCTTTGTGACTGCCTGGAGCATAGTTTTCTGTATCTTTATAGATGTTATTCTGTAGTCCCTTGACACCATATAAGTCGAACCCCACAAGATGCACAGTTTTAGGATTTCTATAGCAGGCTACTAAAATAGCATAAGGTCCGGAGTTCCAGTGAAATCCTTGATCCTGTTTGTCTGTTCCTTCGTACCATAAACTAGGCAAGCTAATTACTCGATTAGAACCAAATTCTTTATACCAATCGGGTCTGGTATATATTGTTTTAGTACGCTGATTAGGGTTATTTAAAATTTCCTTTACCATTTTACGGTCCACAGCGACAAAAATGTTGGCATTAAAATCCCTGTGTATAGCGTTACAACCTATACTGTAGGAATTTATTTTACTTAAATTAAACTTTTTTCTGCTTTCTCCATTGCCTAAAACCCATATTTCCATAGAAATTGTCCAATAATAAATATTTATAACCCAAATAAATATAGCAAATAAGGATTATTTTATGCCTCTACAACCTGTAGCTCTAGCAGATACCTATAGAAATATTACTCTAAAACAGAATGAACAAGCCTCTCCGCTAACTACGCTTACTGCCAATGCTGTAACGGATACGCTAACTTTAGTAGCAGGACCGGGAATAAGTTTTGGCACAGGTAATGCAGGGGATCAGATAGTAATTTTTAATGATTTCGGTGATGAGAATGCCACATTGTCTATTAGAGCCATACAAATCGATGGATTCAATATTGATACCAATGTTATACAACTAACAGATAGTAATGCTGATTTAGAGATTCGTGCCAATGGATCTGGCCAAGTTTATATTACAGACTCTTTAAGAGTGCAAGATAATTTAACAGTAGATGGAAATACCATATTAGGAAATACCGCAGCAGATACAATAACAATTAATGGTACAGCTATCAGTACGCCTAATACTATTACTTTGACCAAAGATGATGCAACTAATAACGGTATCATTTATCCTGTATCTTTTAGTCATACTACAACAGCAACACCAGCTAACGGTATAGGCACTGGTATTCAGTTTATTACAGAAACAACTGCAAACAATAATGAAATAGGATTACAGATTGCCAGTGTGGTCACTGATACCACAGCTGCCAGTGAAGATTTTGATTTTGTCATAAGACAAATGATAGCAGGTGCTGCTCCTGCTCAAACATTGAAGTTAAATTTTAATACTATTCAAGTAGGTGCTAATAATACTGATTTAAGACTGACAACTCAAGGAACTAGTGATCTTACTATTGACACCAACAGTGGAACAAACAGTGGTTATATAAAGATTTTTGATGGTACTAATGCTAACATAGAAATAGTTCCTAACGGTACCGGCAATCTTATTATTGATGGACTTAATGTTAATACCACAACAATCAGCAGCATCGCAGCTAATAGTGATATTACATTGACTCCTAACGGAACTGGAAATGTCAACTTAGACGGCGATACAGTTAGAATCGGGGACAGCAATAGTGATGCAGTATTAACTACAAATGGTACAGGTGACCTTACATTAAACACTAACAGCGGAACAAATAGTGGTTATGTTAAGATTTTTGATGGTGCTAATGCTAACATAGAAATAGTTCCTAACGGTACAGGTACTTTAATAATAGGAACACAAAATTGGTTAGCAGCAAACACAGACACATTTTTCGTAAGTGCTACTAATGGTAGTAACACAAATGATGGCCGTAGAATGAATACTGCGTTTGCTACAGTGGCATATGCACTTAGTCAAGCAGCCAGCGGTGATACCATTCAGATTTTACCAGGAACTTATACAGAAGTATTTCCTTTGACAATTCCTCAGGGTGTAACAGTTAGAGGAAGTGGTATACGTAGCACTATGCTTAAACCTACTGCGGGAACAAACTCTAATGATTGCTTTTTGCTTAACGGAGAAACTACAGTCGAAGAATTAACTATTGCTGACATGTTCTATAACAGCGGAGCTAATACAGGTTATGCTTTTAGATTTAATACCGCTGCCACTGTAACTGTTGCAAGTCGTAGTCCTTACATTCAACGTGTTACTGTGATTAATAAAGGATCTACAGTAACAGCAAGTGACCCTTATGGTTTCGTTAGTGCTAATGCAGGTCGCGGAGTGTATATAGATGGTAGTCGTGTCACTCGTGCCAGTTTAGAAGCAGCTATACTTTTTAATGAGTGTACCTTTATTGTACCTAATAGTCGTGCTTGTATTATGACTAACGGAGCTCGTACCGAATGGTTAAACTGTTTTACATATTTTGCTGATCTAGCCATAGAAGGTGTAGTAGGAGCCAGTGGTCGTGGAGCCGATGGTAAAACTTATATCAGTCTCACAGGCACTACAGGCACATGGAATGTTGGTAACTCACTGAGATACTACGCCAATGACGGAACAACTATTCTAGCTCAAGGAGTGATAGAAGCTATTAGTGGAAATACCTACACTTTAGACGGTAGTGTAAGCGGTTTTAAAACCAATGCTAATCGTGATAATAAAACTGTTTTGGTCCATGGCAGTGCCCAGTTAAGCACAACTTCTCCTAAATTTGGTGCAAGTAGTTTAAGAATTGCCTCAGCCAGCAGTGATTATATTAGTCTAATAAATGATCCTGATTTTGGGTTCGGAACAGGCAACTTCACTGTAGAATTCTTTTGGAAGCCAGATGCTATAGGTACGCAACAAGTTTTATTAGACATGAGAACCACAGCTACGGAAGTTAGTCTTTATATTGAAATGAATAGTGCTGGTAATTTAAGATTATTTGTAAATGGATCTTATCGTATTACAAGCTCAAACACCTGCACCGCAGCAGCATGGAATCATGTGGCAATATACAGATCTGGAACTGATACTAGAGTGGCTTTGAATGGAACAGTGTCTACTACATATACAGATTCAGGAGACTATGGTAGTTCAAAACCATTTAAATTAGGGACTAGTTACACTGCTACAAGTTTTACAACAACAGGGTACTTTGATGAAGTAAGGATCGTCAAGGGTGTAGCCAAGTACGGAACAAGTAATTTTACACAGCCTGCTTCAGCTTTTGTTGGTGATTCTAATACTGTATTGTTATTACATCTTAATGGGTCTAATGGTAGTACAGTGATTGTTGATGATGGAGTTACTATTCAAGATATTAGATCCAGTGGTGGTGGAACAGCCACAGGTATTACTCGCTACGATCGTAAAGAATTTGCTGCTGAAATGCGTAGTATAAGCAGTGCTAATGTTTATGGTAATCAAGGTGTAAAAGCAGATGGAGCCGATGTTGTTATACAGTTAATGGCTCATAATTTTGCCTACATAGGTACAGGATATGATTTGACCAATAACAAGGCCACAGTTAATCAGGCTAATGAAGTTATTGAAGTTAATACTGGTAGAGTATTTTATGAAAGTGTAGACCAAGAAGGTAATTTTAGAATTGGAGATTTTTTTAGTGTAGACTTTGAAACAGGAGCGGTTACATTCAGCGGAGCTAATTTTGATGTTTCTAGTCTAACTGGTATTAATTTTACCAGCGGTTCAAACACTACAGTAATTGATCCTACACAGGTTGCCACTGGTAATATTATTATATCTGGTAATACTATTTCTACTCAGGCTGGCGGAATTACAATTGATCCTACTGGCAATAACACAATTACAATTAATGGATCAACTACATTATCTGGAGACTTTGTATTAGGTGGTGCTTTAACCATAGATGATGCGTCGAATAGCAGTGTGTCATCTCCACTTACTGTAAGACATACTACTTCAGGTACTCCAGCCAATGGTATTGGAACAGGTATTACTTTTGTAACTGAAACAGCCAATGACACTAATCGTACCGGTATGATATTAGAAGCTGCTTCTACTGATGTGACCAGCGGCAGTGAAGATTTTAGCTTTAACCTTAAACTTATGGCTGCTGGTGCTGCTGCTAGTACCAAGTTCAGTGTAAGCAGTGTAGGTGATACAGTTATAGAAGGTGACTTACAAGTAAAAGGTGGAGATTTAACTACTAACCAGACCACTTTTAATTTACTACAGACTAATGCTACCACAGTAAATTTTGCTGCTGCTGCTACTACGATGGACATTGGCTCAACTGGAGCCACAGCAGTTATCAATTTAAATTCAACTAAAGACAGCACCAGTGTTACCACCGGAGGTGTGGTCATAGATGGCGGTCTTGGTATAGCGAAAAACACCTACATTGGCGGTAGTCTAGCGAGGACAGGTGCAATATCCACTAGTAGTTGGACTACCACAGGTATTAGTATTGCTGATATTGGATCTACATTTACTGATACTTCGTCAACTGCTAGTACTACTATACCAATACGAGTATCAAATAGCCTAGGTCAACCTACTTTTGCTAGTACTAATGCTGTAACATTAACTAATGCTGCTACACTATATGTTGCGAATGCTCCTCTTGCAGGCACAAACACTACAATTACAAATCCTTATGCTGTATATGTGGCTAGTGGAAATACATTACTTGCCGGTGATTTAGCAGTAAATGGTGGAGATTTAACTACTAACCAGACCACTTTTAATTTACTACAGACTAATGCTACCACAGTAAATTTTGCAGGCACATCACAAACATTGAATATTGCTTCTGGTGCTGCACTTGACGGACAATTTATTTTCGGTAATATTTTATCAGGTGGTGCTTTAATACCAGGTGTAACTACATTTGATTCTCCTGCCGGTATTAGTATATCTTCTCCAGGCACATATAATAATGTAGTAGATAGCTCAGGAGGAGCAATTGGCGGCGGCACATCAGGTGGTACCGGAGGGGGAGCAACATTTAATATTGTTAAGACTGGAAACGATACCAACTATTTCGGTAATGTAACAATTACTCTTGTACAAAGAGGTTTTGGATACAAAGTCGGTGATACAATAACTTTATTAGGATCTGATTTGGGAGGATCAACTCCATTGAACGATTTAGTATTTGTTATAGGTACAGCAGTAACTCCAGGTAATACAATAAAAATAGCAAGTACATCCTCAGGTACTGTAAATCTTACTACAAATGTAACAACTGGGGACGTTAATATTTTTAGAAGTGTTACTACTGGTTCACTTTATATAGCAGATGGTGGAGCTAGTTCTACTTACATAGGAGGAGCTAATTCTGTCTTAACAGTGGGAACAACTTCAGGTAATAGTACTCTTTTAATTTCTTCTAAATCAGACGGAACAGGTGTTGCTGAACTCTCTACTAATGAATATGGAACAGAAGCTAGAATCTTCAATGAGTATGTTACAGTAGGAAAATTGTTTGGAGAAGCTACTACTATTGATCTAGCTAGAGATGCATCAGCAGCTTGCACTTTAACTTTTGGTAATGGTGTAAGTGATAATCAAATCAAGATAAGTTCAGTTCCTAGCGGTAACATTTCTTTGACCACTGATGTAATAACCGGTGTTGTTAATTTGTTTCCTAGTATTACCACAGGAACAGTCAATATTGCCAATGGTGGTGCTGCTACAATTAATATTGGTGGGAGTGGAACTTTAGTTTCTATTGGTGGAAACACTCTTGATTCTACACTAGAACTAGTTGGAAATACTATATCAGGTAATGTTACTATTAGAACTACTCTAGGCGTAGAAACTGTTAACCTGTTTAATACAAACAATCTAGTTGGTAATTTATTTGGAAATGCTAGAACTATTAATATTGGAAATAGTGGTAGTAGCGGTGTTTTGACTATTAAAAATGATAATGTAACACTTGACGGTGACCTACAAGTAAAAGGCGGAGATCTTACCACCAATCAAACAGTATTTAATCTATTACCTACTAGTGCAACCACTGTAAACTTTGCTGACATAGCAACAACTTTAAATCTAGGAAAAAGTGCCACTGCATCTAGTACATTGACATTTGGTCCTACTATAACAGGCAATATATTTAAAATAAGCGGTATAGCAGGAGGTACTACAAGCTTGACCAGTGATGTTACTACTGGTACTGTGAATCTTTATACAGGAGTGACCACTGGTACAGTCAACCTTGCCACAAGTGGAGCAAGTACTACTAACATAGGTGGTGGTGGAAGCACAATTAATTTAGGAAATACTAGTGGAAATACAGTTTTAGAGGTTCGAGGTAATGCTACTACGGGTATAGCTACTATTAGAACTAATAGCGGAGTGGCCACTGTAAATGTTTTCGATACACAAGCTACTACAGCTAATTTATTTGGTGCCGCTACAAATATTGAGATTGGCTCTACTAATGGTACAACCAGTATTAATCACAGTTTAACAGTAGATGGTAATACAACCTTGGGCAATGCAAGTACTGACACAGTTACTATTAATGCCGATTCGGTGGCCATACCAAACACTTTAACCTTTACTACTAATGATGCAAATACTAATACCGTTAGTTTTCCTATAAAACTAGTACATAGTACAACAGGTACTCCTCAATTAGGAATCGGCACAGGCATACAATTAATTACTGAAACCACTGATGGTGTTAATAGGATTGGTGCTACTATAGAATCTATAACCACTGATATTAATTCTAGCACAGAAGATTTTGACTTTGTTATTAGACAAATGATAGCAGGTAATGCTGCCGTTCAAACACTAAAATTAAATAGTACCACACTACAAGTTGGAGCAAATAACATTGCTTCTACAATAACTACTCAAGGAAATTCTAATCTTACATTAAGCACTAATAATGGAACTAATAGTGGAACTATTGTAATTAACAATGGCGTGAACGGTAATATTGTGTTAACTCCAAATGGAACAGGTGATGTATATCTTGATGCAGATACACTGCGAGTAGGGGATAGTAATAGTGATACATATATAACTAGTAATGGAGAATCGAACCTAACATTAAAAACAGGTAATAGTATTGTATTAGCTATTACAAGTTATGTTGGTGCTGGTACAACCACGGTTACAGGCAACCTTAATGCTCACGGATTAGTGGCAGGTGATATTATTACTATTAGTGGGGCAACAACCACTGAACAATCTAAGCTGAACGGAACATGGACAGTAGCTACCGCCAGTGCTAATTCATTTACATTTGTAATATCAACAGCCTTAACAGCAGCTACATACACTACAAATATAGGAACTACAACTAAAGTTAGTGCAGGCTATATTTTAATAAATCAAGGAACCAATGGTAATATTGTAGTAGAACCTCATGGAACTGGAGATTTCCAAGTTAATGCAGATACTTTTAGGCTAGGAGATAATAACCTCACGGCCTACTTGATAACTAATGGTACAGCAAATCTAGTATTAAATCCAGGAACTGATATAGTTTTAGGAAATGATGCTAGTTCTGCTACTCCAAGTGCTAGAATACTTAGAGGAACGGACGGGGCAGGAACTAATGTCAGTGCTGCTAATTTACTGTTGCAAGGTGGACTTAGTACTGGAAATGCCACAGGTGGATCAATTACATTTACTACAGGTACAACACTGACAACTGGAACTGTTCTTCAAACCGGCACCGATAGAATGAGCATAAGTCCAAGCAGTACAAATACAACACTAGACTTAGTCACAGCAATGACTACAGCTAACTTGTTTAATTCAACAGCTACCACAGTAAACTTTGTTGGTGCAGCCACTACATTAAACATAGGTAATTCTACTGCTGCTCAGACAATTAGTATTGGTAATGCTAGTACTGATACAAGTACATATAATTTTGCTACTGCTCCTGCCGCTAGTAGTAAAACAAAAACAGTAAACCTTGGTACTGGTGGAGTTACAGCAAGTACAACTAATGTTAATATTGGTAGCAGTGTAGCAGGAACAACTACAATCAATAGTGGGACTATTGTCGGTGCTTTGACCACACAGAATTTATTTAATACAACTGCTACTACAATTAATTTTGGTGGTGCTGCTACCATTGTTGAAATTGGTGCAAGTACAGGTACTACCAATATAAATCACAATTTAGATGTAGACGGCGATGTGAATATTGACGGTGGTGATCTAATAGTAAGCACCACCACCTTTAATCTAGCTAATACTAATGCTACTACTTTAAACTTAGGAGGAGCGGCTACAGCAGTTAATGTTGGAGTAAGTGCAGCAAGTGCAAGTACATTGACATTTGGTCCTACTATAACAGGTAATATTTTTGAAATTAATAGTACCGCAGCTGGTACTATAAACTTAACCAGTGATGTTACTACTGGTACTGTAAATCTTTATACAGGAGTAACCACTGGTACAGTCAACCTTGCCACAGGTGGAGCAAGTACTACTAACATAGGCGGTGCTGCTGCTATACTCAACATTGGAACTACTACAGGCAATAGTATCATAGAGTTGAGAGGTAATGGTACTACTGGAACTGTAGAACTTAGGACCAATACTGGAGTAACAACTGGTAATTTATTAAACACATATGTTACTACAGGAAATATATTTGGAGCAAGCACTGGTGTAAATGTCGGTATAGCTGCTACTAGTGCAGGCACATTGACGTTTGGTGGTGCTAATATCACAGGTAACATATTTAAGATTAACAGTAGAACTGATGGTAGTGGTACTATAAACTTAACCAGTGATGTTACTACTGGTACTGTAAATCTTTATACAGGAGTTACTACTGGTACGGTCAACTTAGCCACAGGTGGAGCAAGTACTACTAACATAGGCGGTGCTGCTGCCTTAGTTAATATTGGAACTACTACAGCGAATAGTGTATTAGAAGTCCGAGGTAGTGCTACTACAGGTATAACAACTATAAGAACTAATGCTGGTGTTACTACAGCAAACTTGTTCAATACAGAGATATTAACAGCTAATTTATTTGGTGTTGGTACTGCTATTAATATTGCATTAAATGCTACTACTGCTACTACACTAACTTTAGGTTCAAGTCTCAATTCAAATAACACATTTGAAATTAATAGTACTCAAGCTGGGGCTATAAATTTAACCAGTGATATTACTACTGGTACGGTGAATCTTTATACAGGAGTAACCACTGGTACAGTCAATCTAGCAACAGGTGGAGCAAGTACTACTAACATAGGCGGTGCTGCTGCCTTAGTTAATATTGGAACTACTACAGGTAATTCTACATTAACAATTAGAGGAAATTCCACTTCAGGCACCGCAACAGTGGTAACAAATGCTGCTACTGCTAATGTATTTGACACAAATTCTACCACTGTGAATGCGTTTAGAGCTGCAACTAGTATTAATATTGGTGCCAGCACAGGCACAGTGACAATTAGTAATCCTGTAATTACGCAATCAAATGCCACTAGTGTTACATTCAATATGAATGGCCCAACTCCTACCATAACAAGTGATCAAGCTAGTGGAACTGCTAACATTTTCAATACTAATATTACTACATTAAATTTAAGTAATGCTGCTACTACTTTAAATCTAGGTAATGCTGCTGCGGCACAGACAATAAACATTGGTAATGCAAGTACAGCAGCAAGTACATATAATTTTGGTACAGGAATTACAGCAAGTGCTACTACTAAAACTATAAACCTTGGTACTAGTGGAGCTGCTGGTAGTACAACAAATGTAAACATTGGCAGTAACGCAGGTGGTACAACAACTATTAATAGTGGAACACTAGTAGGATCGTCAACTTTACAGAATGTGTTTGCTACAACTGCAATAACAGTTAATGCTTTCTTGGCAGCTACAACTATAGAGATAGGTGCTGATAGTGGTACTTTAGAAATTAATAATCCCACCGTAGTAGGATCTCAAACTACACAAAATGTTTTTAATACTGTGGCTACAACAGTGAATGCTTTTGGAGCAGCTGAAACAATTAATACTGGAGCAGCTGGAAACAACGGTGTTTATACTATTAATAACGATAATGTAGTATTGCTAGGCGACCTACAGGTCAAGGGTGGTGATTTAACGACTAATAAAACAACTTTTAATCTACTTAATAATACTGTACAAACATTAAATTTCGTCGGAGCCGCTAGCACAATAAACATTGCTAATTTTAATACACAATTAAATTATCTAGGAACATCAAACCTAGGTAGTGTAAACATTGCTAGAGGTATGGTTATCGAAGGTAATATAATTGCCAAGCGAGATGTGGAAATTAGAGGTTCGTTAAATCTTACAGGTGATATTAATGGTGGTCCTTTAAGAACAGATGATATACAAATTGTCGGTAATAGAATAGAAACCACTGCTAGTAATAGTGACTTTGAAATTAATACACAGGGTGTTGGTAATATATTACTACTTGCTGATACCAAGCAAACTGGTACTATACAAGTTAACAGTCAACTAACCATTAATACTAATTCTATTACAACAGTGTCAGGTAACACAGATCTTGTGTTTACTGCACACGGAACAGGAAGGATTAATTTAGAAACAGTTGCTATTTCAGGCAACAATATTGATACTACTGACAGTTCAGGTATCAGTATTACTCCAAGCGTAAATTTTGAATCAGACATTATCGCTGAAAATGGCATTATTACAAGAGCTAATATTGTTCCTAATGTTAATATGACACATAACCTTGGTGAACTAACCAAGAGATTTGCCAAAGGGCACTTTGGAGAAGTAACATTAGTTACTGATTTACTAGTCGAATATGGTGGAACAGGTGTAAGTTCTTTCACTTCTAAAGGCATTTTATATGGTAATGGAAGCAATCCTTTACAAGTTACAGCAGCAAGCGATCCAGGAGTTTCAAATCAGACAACAAGTTATGGAGTATTAACAACAGATGTAAATAATGTACCAATCTGGACAGATGTGATAGATGGCGGAAGTTATTAATTGGGCGACAAAAGTCTTGACCCTTGGGCACCGAAAGGTCTGACCCACCCTATATAGGAAAGTAACATGGCAACTAAGATTAAACATAAACGCAGTAGTATATCAGGTAATGTACCTACACCTAATCAGCTTGAACCTGGTGAATTAGCAGTTAACACCGCTGATGGAAAAATTTATCTAAGAAAAGATGATAATAGTGTAAGCGATATAACACAAAGTATATTTCAAAGAAATACAAAGGTTCTTGTAACTGATACAGGAAATGATGGTCGAATTGATAATATTGTTGATGGTGTAGCAGTTTTTAATTCTACAATTGATAAAACTACATTTAATAAAGAGATTATTGTAAATGAGTCAATAAAGTTACAAGAAGATCCAGATAACGGCCAAAATTTTGTACAGTTTAAGGTACCAGACGATCTTAGTCAGTCTTACACTTTTGTATTACCTAATGCTCCTGCTACTCTTGGCCAGACTTTGGTAAGTGACGGTCAAGGTGGGTTTACTTTTGAAGATGCTGACACGTTTGGTGGTAACAGAATTTATGTAAGTTTTCTCAAAGGCAACGATAACAATGATGGAATAACTGCTCCGGTTCGAACTGTAAAAAGAGGACTACAGATTGCTAGTGGTCTAGTTTATGACCAGACATTTGTTTACAATGAAGATACTTGTCGACGAGATATTGAATTAATACTTAGAGGTATAGGCTATGATCTTACTTATGGCGGAAACTGGCAAAGCTTAAAAGCAGGATTGACTTATTATAATGCTACCGCTAGTGCAGTTACAACTACACAAAAAGCTGTGACTCTTGCCGCATTAGAACAACTAAAAACATTGACTTTAGCTTTACCCGGTATTACTGGTGCAGCTGAAACTTTTTTAAGTAATAGATTAGATGAAATTATCAATATATTTGATAATGGAGTTAATCAATATAATGTACAAACATATTTGTCAATGCCTAATCCAACAGGTAGCACTGTGGATCAACAAAATGCTAAAAATGCTATACTAGCAAATGTTCCTTATATAACAGAAGAAGTAGCAGGATGGATTAATGACAAGTTAGTTGGTTTTGTATATAATGGGCCGACTGTAGTTAAGTGTGAACGAGATGTAACAAAGATCATTAAGGCTGCTATATACGATAGCGTACTCAATACAAATTATAATTCAATAACAGCTGGGTTAGCATATACAAGAGAAAATAGTGCCTATGTATTAGGCAGTCAAAATATTCAAACTAGATATGCTATTAAAAAGATAATAGAATTATCTTTACCTTATACTCAAAATACTATATTTCAAACAAGATATACTAATGCTATTAATGAAGTTGTTGACATTTTTGATAATGGAGCACTAGCGGCAAACAGTCTTGTTTATACTAATCCTAGTAATGCAAGTAATAATGCAATAAATGCTAAGAATCAGCTAATTATAAACAAAGAATTTATAAAGGCCGAGGTTGTAGCATTCGTAACTGCCAATAATCCACCTCCAGGAATAGATATAAATGTCTGTGGTAGAGATACTGGTTATATTGTCGATGCTCTATGTTATGACATTCTTTATGGAGGGAACTCTGCATCCATAGAAGTTGCTACAGCATATTTTGTAGGAACTGCTCCTGTTATCTCTCAAGCTGGCGAAATTTCTGCCACTGTGCAAGCTTTTACACATTTAGCATCAGTGGTCAGTAATGTTGTTAGAGGTATTTTAATTACAAAAACTTCTGGTAATGCCCTAACACAAGATAATACAACACATCTCACAGCTTCGATAACAGAGGCCAATGTTGCTAATAGTTTAATTAGCATCACAATCAATGTTATTAATGCAGCAAGTTTATCTGGTCTGCCTACTACACAATACCCTGTGATAACTTGGACTACTGCTGCTTTACAACAAGACTATGAAGCAATTAGTGATAATACAGCAGTAATTGTTGAAGATGTAAGCAGTTATATCTATACTGCTTTCGATCAATTTACCTATGATGTTGCTAAGTGTCAAAGAGATATAGAGTTTATTTTAAGAGGTATAGCATACGATATAATCTACGGAGGTGATAGTCAAACTACAGATGCCGCAAGAAAATATTATGCCTATGGAGTCGGAGCTTTAGTCAATCCTGGAGAAGCAGAAGCCTCTGCTGTAGCCTATGAATATGCTAATTACCTAGTTAAAAGAGTTATAATGAATCTGGGACCTGCTGAGACATTCAGCAGTGAAACAAGAGTAGCAGCAACTCCTGTAAGTAGTTTAGAAACTGATACTGTAAATACCTTATTCAATATAATAATTACTGGTCTAAGAGAAGGACCGTCTAGTATACCTGCTCCGGTACTTCCAACTGCCACTGAAAATGAATATGCTCTACGACAGATTTTAATTCAAACCTCTAACTTAGCCAAGATCAAATATAGAGTAGTCGCTACGGCAAGTAATTATAAACCTAATAGCACCAAAATCACTGTATGTGTAACTGCTGGTGATTACGAAGAAGACAATCCTCTAATTGTGCCTGATAATGTCACCGTGGTCGGAGATAGTTTGCGTAGCGTTATTATGCGTCCTTTAAATCCTGGACTAAACATGCTAAACTGTCGTAATGGAGCTTACTTCGGAGAGTTCACTTTTAGAGACGGTATTGTAGGTGGTGTGCCAGTTAGAACTTTTGATTACGCCACTGCCTTTGATGATGTCAATGACCCTAGCATAGATAGATGGACCTACGACCGTTTACCGTTATCCAAACCTATTATTACACAAAGTCCATATATTCAGAATGTTTCTGTAATAAGTTTCATGGGTGGTAATGGAGCTATTATTGATGGTAATTTAGTAGCAGTGCCTAATCTTACACCAGGAATTCCTGAAGAACAAGAAAGACCAGTAGTTGGCAGTATACCTGAACAGGGTAAATCGTTTGTGGCCAATGCCTTTACTATGTTAAGTTTTGGAGGTACAGGTTGGCGATTAATCAATGATGCTTATGCACAGATAGTTAGCTGCTTCCAAATCTTTATGTTAAATGGATGTTTTGCTCAAAGTGGTGGATATCTATCAGTAACTAACAGTGCTACAAACTTTGGTATATACGCTTTGAGAGCCAGTGGTTATAGTCCAAATGCTTTCGTGATTGATAGAGGTATTTTTGCTGATGTTGGTACCACCGGAGGTAATTTTCAGCAGACTTTGACTATGGTTGGCATGGGTCATGAAGCTATTGAACACTATATTATACGAGTTAGAGAAAATCAAGTTCAATTTACCGGCAGTATCGCCGACGATATTTTAACGGTCAGTTCAATACAAGTCATAGGACCAGGACTCAGCGTGGGATCTATACTTAGTGCTCATACTATAAGGCCAGGAACTACTATCGTGGCCACAGCCGCTGAAGAGCCCGGAGTGTTAACAGGTTCTAATGGTCTTGGAACATACCGTGTAAATTATACAAATACAACTGCGTCATGCACAATCTACGCAACTCATACTGATACAGCTGAGATAACAGGAAATTATAAAGATATTCCTACTGAGTACTTAGTTGATGCTGCGGTTGATATTAATACAGCCACTGATATTATTACATTTAGTACAGATCATAATTTGACTTCGGGCGATAGTTTAGAATATGATCCTAATGGTAATGTTAAAATAGCCGGGTTAGATGCAGGACAGACATATTATGCCGAAGTCTTAACTCCTAATACCATAAGATTATATTTTGATGAAAGTTTCAAAGTACGAGTTGATTTCTTTCAATTAGGTTCAGGTACACATAAGTTCTTGAGTAATGTAGAAGAACTATTTGTGGAAGGATTACTAGAAAGTCACAACACATATCAAATATTAACACTTAATGCTGGGTCTTATACGTTTGTAAGAGGGCGATCTATCGACGCTATAAGTGGAGGTAGTCCAGTAAAGGCCTATGTGTATTATTGGGATCCTACTAATTATAAACTTATTGTCAGTATTGAATTAGTAACCATAGGCAGCATAACTTATAGAAGTCCGTTTAATGATACTTCCAGTAGTACTATTTTAGCTGATCATGCTCCAATACCAACTGTAAATGTTTCTGTTACAAATGTTTTAAGCACTACACAATATTATACAAATAAAATTAAAGTATTGTCTACAAAAGCGGGCAGTAGTTTTGATAACAGTCAAGACCTTAAAGGTAAGGTTAGTTTTTTACATAGACCCAGTATTGTTAACAGTAGTAGTCATACTTGGGAATATGCAGGTAGTGGTATAGACTATAATGCTTTACCTCAAAACGGAGGTAAAGGCAATGTTATCTATGAACAATATGTAGAATTACCTGGTCGGGTTTACAGTTCAGGAACCAATGAATTAGGTGACTTTAAAGTTGGAGACTTTATTGTTGCTTTTAACAGAACAGGAACTATTACATTTAAGAATCAGGTTAACATCGCTGAACTTGCTGTTATTAAATTGGCGTTTAGTGATGTAGTAATTGATACTATTAGTATTGATCCAGATTTAGGCGGAAATGAAATAGGTGGTCCTGGTAATAATAGACTTACTACTCAAAAGGCCATTCGTAGTTTTATTACCAACAACCTAGGTACATTCATTGGTAAAAAGGTCAGCACTAATAGTGAACCTGGTGCTGTGGTTCAATTAAACGCCCAAGGACAGATTAACAGTGATTTATTGCCTATACCAAATAGTTTCCAAAGTATTATCACAGAAGGGTATAATTCAAGATTCCTTGAATACGAAGATATTCCGGCTAATAATTTAAACAGCGGAGATTTAGTTACAGAAGAATTTACACAACAAACTTTGACTTTATCTACTAATTTAACAGGTAGTGATGGAGATGTAATTTATCAAGCATCTACTGGCGCTTATGGATTGCTTAAAGGTACTGTAACTAGTTCTAATACAATTACAGTGACCAAGGGTAACTCATTGGGAATTTTTGGAAATTCTAGTAATGTTATTTTAGGATCTTGGTTTTATACTTCAATCAGCAGCTATTATGCCCCTCCTGGAACTTTCAACAATGTCGACCAAAAATTTATAGGTGGTGCAAATGAACTGCTTTTTAATGTCACTGATTATGATGGTGTTGATCGTACTGCTTTACTATCAACCATTGCAGTAGGACATACTATTAGCATAAGGATGAAGAATAGTCCCAGCAGATATGTTTTGTACAAAATTCGTAGTGCATCTAATTTAATTAGTGCATTTTCTTTTCAAGTAACTTATTTGTTTTCTTTTGGTACTCCTGTTTTTGTAGGTCTTGGTGGTGTCACTGAATTAGGGCTTTATAACTTTAACAGTAGTTCAAATTATAACTATATTTTCACTGCTGGATCTATAGTTAATTTAAGTAAAAATTTAACTTATACTGTAAATTCTGTTGCCAGCCCTGTATCTTCCAGCTTACCTTATTTCCTCAAAAAAGATTCGGATTCACAGTACTTGGTATTAGCCAGCGGAAGAACTTATGATTTTACCTATAACGGTCAAGTCAATTCTTTGAATGGCAGTATTGGGCGAATTTATGATTATAGAACAGGTATTATTATTGCTATAGCTTTGACAAGTCAAGGTAATGGGTATACAACCAATGGCGTTTATTATAATGTAGAATTAGTAGCTGGATCTGGAGTTTTTGCTGATATAACTGTATCTAATAATTCAGTCACAAGTGTTGATATTGTTAGAGGAGGTAAAGGATATGCTGTTAACTCTACAATAAATTTACCCAATGCTAGTATAGGAGGAAAGTCTGCTGGAGGAGTACAGGCCTTTATAACGGTAACAGTTGTTGAAAGTAGACTGTATGTAATACGTGACTCGTCAAGCTCTTCTTTCACAGCTTCCAGCACTAATATAGATTATATTAGAGATAATACAAGTAGTACTTTAACTATTGACCAAGGAGGTTCGACTACAAGTAGTTTTAATACTGTGTCTAATGTAGATTACACTAATAATATTTTCACTATAACAAGTCATGGACTTACAGATGGAGACATAGTTACATATGATACAAATTTTTCTTTACCTATACAAGGACTGGTAAATTCTACAGAATACTATGTCAGTGTTTTAACAGCTAATACTTTTCAGTTATCTACCAATTATGCATTATCTAGTATAATAGATATTGTAGCTCCTGTGGATTCAGCTAGAACGCAGTATTTTATTAGAAAAATTCTAAGTACGCAGCTCGAATCCATAAGAGTAGCTAATCACGGACTCGACACTGGAACAGCCGTAAAGTTTCTAAATAATTTTTATTATGTAGGTAGTGTTACTGCTAATAATTTTAGCTTACATGTACTTAAATCGGATGCACTTGATAGTATAAATGGATTGACCATCAATCCTTTAAATCTTAGTGCTGCTACAGGTAATACAAATATTCTTGTCTATGATGTTAGTATTATCTCTACGGTCAACACTGCGTCAGGCGATGCCAATAATTGGACAGTTATCAGTACAACCGACATAGATGCTGGTAATATAGTAAGTGGAGTTATATCAACTTCTCGTTTAGCCGCAGCAGGTTATGCTAATACAGATACATTCCTACGAGGTGATAGTAATTGGGTTCCGGCAGTACAATCTATACGAGAAGCAGCAGATGGACCTCTTTTCTTTTTAGCCAGTGGTGACAGCAGTGGCTATTACGGAAATGTAGAAATTGATATAGAAAGAGTAGCAGGCGATCTTGGGGATGCAATTTACACAAATTTAGGTGTAGCAAGATTCTTAAAAGATCAATTTGATGTGTCCACAGATGGCTCAGGTGCTGTTCTTGTTAAAGATGGTGTAGTTGATGCTATAAAATTAAACGGACAGCCGGGAAGCTATTACTTAGATCCTACTAATTATACTGGAGTAGTACCTAGCAGTAAAGGTGGTACAGGAGTTAATAATAATTTCGCAATTGCAGTTGGGGGTGAAATATCAACAGTAGGAAGATTATACACTGTTAGTAATATTACAAATCAAAGTAGAAATTTACAATTTACTCTTACTGATGACACTAGTTTAACACTACCTACCACCGGCACACTTGTAACTACAACAGGTGAGCAAACATTTACTAATAAAACATTTATAAATGTTGCCATCGAAGGTAATGTAAGTATTATAAGCCAAGGTACAGGTATTAGCTTAGATACAGGATTTTTTCTTGTTGTCAGTACAACAAACGTTTTTATTATAGATACTTGGGATAAAACACTATATCGAAGTGCCAAATATATGATACAGATCACACAAGATAATAATTATCAAGTTTCAGAACTTATGGTTTTACATAATGGATCGCAGGCCCAGTTTAGTGAATATGCATTATTATATAATAATCAGGCATTAGGAACTTATACTGTTGTTATAAATACAAATGAAGTTCGTTTAAGAATACAAATGGGGTCTTCTAATTCGGCAACAATAAAAGTTTTCAAAAAATTAATGAATATTTAAAGTATCCGTGGAAAGGGAAACGGTATGGCAAATGAGTTTAGAGTAAAGAACGGTATAGTCTCTCCTAGTATTACACTACAGGGAGCAGTTAGCGGTTCCATAACTATACAAGCAGGAGACAGGCCTAGTGCCACACTTACATTACCTGATGCAAGTGCAGGGGAGGTAGTAACATCTCAGGGAACACAAACAGTATCTGATAAGCAATTTAATGATGAAAAAAATTATTTTGTAGATTTTAACGATACCACTAAAAGATTTAAATTTGATGTAGGTTTGATAACAACAGAAACAACCAGAACCATAGCTGTACCTGATGAGAATACTACATTAGTTGGTACTACTGCTACTCAAACATTGACAAATAAAACGTTGACCAGTCCTAAAGTCACCGGGTTGGCTATCAGTGATAGTGGATTTACAGTAGAAGGTTCTACTGATGATAATTTTGAAACTACAGTAACATTTACTAATCCTAGTCAAGATCGGACTGTAACATTTGCCGATAAAACAGGAACAGTGGCTTTATCAACTAATACCTTAGGATTTTTCGCTTCTACAACCAGTAGTGAATTAGCCACTGTAGTCAGCGATGATACAGGATCAGGTGCATTAGTATTTGCCACTGGTCCTACATTTAGTACTAGTATGGATGGTTCAGCAACATTCGGAGCATTTGCCAGCTCAACTTTGCTAACCATAGGATATAATTCAATTGGTACTGCTAGTACTTTAAATATTTCTACAGCAGCCAATACGGACAATGTTGTAAAAACAATAAACATTGGTACCGGAGGAGTAGGAACAAGCACAACAAATATAAATTTTGGATCAAGTGCCTCAACTACTTCGGGTACAACTACATTTAATAATGATGTGGTAATAGCTAGAAATTTAACTGTAAATGGACTAACAACCACAGTAAATTCTAATACAATTACAGTAGATGATAAAAATCTAGAATTAGGATCTGTAGTGGCTAAAACAGGTCTTACAGGAAATATTACAAGTACAGCAACAACTACTACGATAACTAATATAACTTCTACAGCAGGATTAATTGTAGGACAAGTTTTAGCTCAAACAGGAGGAGTTGGAGCATTTGGCGGTTTTACAAAGATAGTCAGCATAGATGGGCATACGCAACTAACTATTCTATCCACTACAAGTAATACTGCTGGATCGGTAACTTTTAATGTAGAAGGTGCGTCTGATTCGTCAGCTACAGGCGGTGGAATTACATTAAAAGGCACCACAGACAAAACAATTTCATGGCAACCAACTGTTGGTTGGACATCATCAGAAAATATTAACTTGGCAGCAGGCCAAGTCTACAGAATAAATGGCACAGAAGTTTTAAGCTCAACAAAGGTTTTAGGAGTTAGTCTAACTGGAACTGGTAATGTTGTTACAAGTGGAAGCTTTTGGTCAAGAACTTTTGCCTTTATGGGGACATAACTTATGCCAGAGTCACTTAAAATTTTAGGTCAGCTTCTACCAGCTAACACAACTCTAACAGATTGCTACACTGTTCCTGCTGGTTCATCGGCAACTATCAGCAGTGTTAGTGTCTGTAATTTAACAAATGCTGTGAAAACATTTAGGATCTCAGTGGCCATAGCAGGTGCTGCGGATACCAACAAACAGTATATATTCTATGATCAAGAAATAGAAGCATTTAGTAATTTTAGTGCTACAATTGGAATAACAATGGCGGCTACAGACGTTCTTAGAGTACAAACTAGTCAAGCAAGTGCATTGTCATTTAATGTATTTGGAATAGAGGTGAGCTAATGGCTGCTGGATCATCAAACCCAACCACTAACCTTAAAAAGGTAGCAGGAACCGCAGTTGCTGTCAATACCGGAAATGCAGATGCTGGAACACAAAGAATTGTCATAGCCTCTAACCAACCTAATGTTGGTGTAAGTGTAAACAATGCTATAGGATCAGGAGCCTATGTTCGTGTTACTGATGGTACTAACACAATGCCCGCTGGCGATGCCGCAAGTAGCGGTATATACCATAGAATAACAGATGGTACTAACACAGCAACAGTTAAAGCAGCCAGTACTGCTGCTCTAGCAACTGATCAATCATTGGTTGTCACAGTGCATCCAAGCAGTGCCGCTGCCCCGGCTAGTCAAAGTGGCACATGGACTGTTCAACCAGGAAATACACAAAACACCACGCCATGGTATGCCTTAGGAACAGCAGATCCTATGCCTGCTCCTACAATATCTAGTGTAGCAGCAGCCGCAGGATTTGTCGGAAGTATTTCTAACGGAACTTACTATTTTAAACTAGTTGGAGTTGATAGTTTCGGTAATACTACTTTACCAAGTGCAGAAGCCGTATTTAATAATACATCAGGTAATGTTGCCATAAGTTTTCAAATAGCTTCATATACGGGAAATATTCCAGGAATAGATCATTTTAGATTGCACTATGCGAACAGTTCAAATGGTCAAACTACGTCTTATATACGATTGAATAGTCACCTGTCTGTGCTGACAAGTTTAACTTCTAGTGGTAGTGCTGCTATTCCTTCCACTACAACTGCTTATGGATCCAGAAATAAAGAGCTAAGTTCAGTTACTGATCCTTACAATAGTCATACATCCAACCTCCCTGCAAACGGTAATTTTTCAGGATTAGCTATAGATATTAGTGAATTCGCTGAAATAAGCGTAGCTATATATGCATCTCATTCTTCTGCTAGTAACGGATTGCAGATTCAATTTTCACAAGATGCAGTTTCGTGGGATGTAATCAATACTTTAATTATAACTTCGAATGTGGAAAGTGGAGCGAGATTTCCTACTCATTTACGATATTTTAGAGTTATATATACTAATGGTACTACTACTACCACTACTTTTAGATTACAAACAAGATTACATAGACATTCAGCAAACGGAACACTGAGAAAATTTAATGATAGTGTTTTATCAACAGACTTTGCACAACTGACTAGATCTGTTTTGAACGGAAGAAACACTCCTGCAAGCACGTCGTTTAGCGATGTAGTAGTTAAGGCAGCAAGCACAGCAGCTGCCGCCACTGATACTGCTCTTGTAATTGCTGTGAGAGATGCTTTACCAGCAGGTACTAATAATATAGGTGATGTAGACGTATTAAGTTTACCTGCATTAGCAGCAGGATCGAATACTATTGGTAGTGTAAATATTGTCGGAGCAAAGGCAGAAGATGCTGCTTCTGCTGATGGTGATACTTTAATTCCAATAGGTGCAGTCAGACAGGATGTTTTAGCAAGTTCTACCAGCAATGATGGAGATTATACTTGGTTAAAGACCACAAGTCTAGGAAGATTATACGCTAGCGCAGCGATTGATACTGCATTACCAGCTGGATCAAATACTATTGGTAATGTAGGACTAGTAGCAGGAACCAATGCAATTGGTAAACTTAGTGCGAATGATGGAGTAGATATTGGTGATGTAACTGTTAATAATACCGTTACTATAACGGGTACAGTTTCAGTAAATTCTATACCCACAGGCAGTAACACGATTGGTAATGTAGGATTAAATGCAGGTACTAATAATATAGGTGATGTAGATGTATTAAGTTTGCCATCAATACCAACTGGAACAAACACTATTGGTAACGTAGGATTAGTGACAGGTAGCAGCACGATTGGTAATGTCGTTGCTGTTTCTACTGCTAGTAGTACTTTAGTCAATAGTAACTCTACTCTCGGTGCAGTAACAGGAGGAGTTATTAAAAATAGCGCAGGTAACTTGTTTTTAGTAAGTGGCTATAATAATTCCTCTAATAATATTTTTGTACAATTACATAATGCTACTTCTGCTCCTGCTGATGGAACAGCTCCTGTTGTCACGTTCAGTGTGCCTGCAAATAGTAACTATAGTTTTGACTGGGGATCATGGGGAAGGTATTTTAGCACAGGTATATATGTCTGCGGGTCATCAACATTTGCCACTAAAACAATAATAACCATTGGTACCATATGGGTAGATGCACAATTTAAATAAGGAAAGATATAAATGGCTTTAACAATTAGTGGTCAGGGCATTGTTACATTAGCTGCTACCCAAACTCTTACAAACAAAACAGTAAGTGCTACCGACAACACATTTAGTTTCACTAAAGCTCAGTTAAATTCGGCTATTAGTGATACAGATGCTATATTTGCAAATGATACTAATATAGTCAGTAATGATATGTTAGCTGGTAGTATAGATAATACCAAACTTGCAAATAGTTCAATCACAATAAATGGTACAGTAGTTTCCCTAGGTGGTACTGCCAATATATCAGGAGGGATAACTACAGGAAAGGCTATTGCTATGGCAATAGTATTTGGTTAAGGATAAAATATGGCAAATCCAAATATAGTTCAAGTATCTTCGATTTTAGGAAAAACTGCTTTTTTAGCTGTTACAACTAGTGCTCAAACACTTGTATCAGGAGTTGCTAATAAGATTTTAAAGATAAATTCTGTGTTTGCTACAAACATTACTGGTACAAGTACTCACGATATTTCTGTAGCATTAAGAAGAAGTGGTGTTGATTATTATTTAAGTTACACTATAAGCGTTCCTGGTGATGCTACTTTAGTTGTTGTCAGTAAAGATACAGCAGTATATTTAGAAGAGAATGATAGCTTAGTTGCTTTAGCAAGTTCTAATAGTGTGATACATTGTATTGCTAGTTATGAAGAGATAGCATAATATGGCTTTTCATTATCCTTATAATGGATCTCTAGTAGGTTCAGGAAAAGTTGGTAAGCAGGCAAATTTTAATATGGAAAATTCTAGAACTGCTAGAACAGCCTTACCTACTTTACCTCCTACAGATGTTATTGATGAAACTGGGCAAACTTTAAGTTATTATGTACCTAATAGTGTTCCAGGCCTAGTTTATGGTAGTATGAATGAAGGAGCGAATGCAACTATTATTCGTGCCTGGAGTAAATCATCCTACTTAGGTCGTACATATGCTCCTTGTACTTGTGTTTTATTAAATCGAGGAAACAATCAAACAAGTTGGCCTTATGGCGGAAATAATTTTCAATCAGCTTGGTGGTTACAAACTAGTAGTCCCACAGATGCATTAATTGTAGAGTTAGCTACAACTATTTTTATACTACGTGTAGAAATAGGATCTACAAGAGAAGCTTATAGTGCTGGCGGGCAGGGTACTTGTGATGTTACTGTAGTTACAAAAGCTGATGGCAATCAAGTAACTGAATGGCAATTTATAGGAAGTGCCAATTTGCCTACTAATAGAAGTTTAGTCAGTGTTGCTATTAATAGAAGTGCTAGGATGTTTATTTTTAGACGGTCTGGAAATACCGGTTTTTCTAGATTAGAAAAAATTAGAATTATAGGATCATAAAATGAAGAGAAATGGAGGTATCATTGGACCCAACAGAGAACCTTCTCCAAATTCTACTGTAGGTATCTATGATTCATTTGACCAATATAATAGTACACTTTATGATTTATGGACTAGATCGGCTGGTTATAATTCTATAACCTATGATAGGGGTGCTCAAGTATTTGAAGGTGATACCTTAGTTTTTAATGTAAGTACAATCGGTGTGTCGAATAATACCCGTGTATATTGGTTTATATTTAATATTAACGGTGTTACTAGCAGTGATTTTGTAGGAGGAGCAACGAGTGGAAGTTTTTTAATTAGTAGTAATCTTGGCAGTTTCAGCGTTACTTTAACAAGCGATACTATCTCAGAGCCTAATCGGCAATTTAGAGTTCAACTCAGGGAACAAAATAATGTCAATGCAGCTGTTGTTCTTCAGACTGGGGTAATACAGATTCTTGAACCTTCCGCCTCAGTAACTGGTCCTTCCAGTATAAATGAAGGACAAACTGCTACCTTTACAATTACTACAGTGGATTTTACTAGTGGTACATTAAACTGGTCAATAGAGCAGATGTCTGGAACTAAAACCATAACTGATTATGCATCAGATACAGGCTCGGTTGTTATTAGTGGTAGTACAGGAACAGTAAGTATAGAAGTTTTAGCTGATACATTTACAGAAGGAACTGAGAGTTTTAGATTAATATTGTATGGAACCACAGGAACTGTTATAGCAGCTAGTAATACCGTCACTATTAATGATACATCTGTAGGTGGAAGTGAAGGTAGTGCTAATCTAGCTGTTAGAGTATTATGGATAGCTAATGATTACGTAACTGCACCTACAGCTAATTTAAAAACATTAAATGATAATTTAGCTAATTCTCAACCACAATTTTACACCAATTCATCGACCTTTACGAATGTAACTCAGGCTGCTGGTGATCTTAGTGCTCCTGTAGATCATACTCCTTATGATGTTTGTATTTGGAGTAATAATTATAGAGGAGGCTCAAATGTTTGGCAAACATTAATAGGATTTTTAAATAATAATAAAGGAGTAGTATGGTGTAATTTTGCCCATACCTATTGGAACGCTCAGCAGGCTTATGATAATATCGGTTCTCAATGGCAAATTACTGCCGCAGGAGGATGGACGCCCGGTGATGCCTACGGGCAAGTAAATGGAGTTATAGGGATCATGAAAGGTGTAACAGAGCAGTCGGCTCAGGGGTATTTAGCTACAGGATTTTCACCTGTTAACGGAGGTGCATATGCAGATCAAACAAATACTAATTCTACTTATCGACTTGCGATCTATAAAGATTTTGGACAGTTGTCAAGACGAGTAGACATCAATGCTTGGATAGGTGGTGGCTGGGATGATAACCCCGCTGTGGACAATAATATTTTAAGATGCCTTTTAAATTCTTGTTATTGGTCTGCTAAGAGATGGAACTAAAGGAATGTTATGGCTATAGAATATTTTTCTTTTAAAAACGGTTATCCAGAAGTCGGTTACCCAAGGCCTGATAGAATTAGAATGCCTGATGGCTCAACAAGAACTGTAGGTATTAACGATAATTATAGTCTTGAAGATTTAATATCAGCTGGATATAAAAAGGTTTTGCCTCCTCCCTATTACGATCCTAATAGGCAAATTTTAACATACGAATTAGTTGGAGAGTCTTTAGCTTTTTCAACAGAAGTAGTTGTTACTGATAGTAGTACAGATATTTCTTCTAATATTGTTCATTATGATTGGAAAGTTACTGATATACCTATTGAGCAAAAATCTTTAGAAATGAGACAGCTAAGAGATATACGTATAGATGAAATAATGTGGCGAGTTTACAGACATCAACGTCAAAGTCGTCTAGGCCTTCCTACCACAGATGATATAGCCAAATTAGATGAATATATACAGGCATTATGCGATGTTCCAGAACAAGAAGGATTTCCTTACAATATAAACTGGCCTGTTTTTGAGGAGTAATGAGTGTATTATTCATTTAAAGGAGAAAGACCTGTTTCTTGGGAAGATTTTCCAGATAGAATAAGATTATCGTCTGGGTTTACAAGAACAGATAAGACAACATTTACCGAAGATGAAATTTTAGATGCAGGTTATGCTCCGGTTGAAGATCCTCCTGAAATTGTTGATTTAAATAGAAATTACCTAGACTGGGATGAAACTACTAGATCCTGGTTAATAGCCCAATACGATTATCAATCTAGGCTAAATGAAGTAAACATTTATAAGTCTAATTTATTAAAGATAATAGATAAATGTATAGAAAATTATGACAGAGATATAAGAGCAGGCATAGTTCCAAATTATAATTTAGATGAACTTAAAAATTATATAGTTCAATTAGAGGCAATAGATCAACAGGAGAATTATCCATACTTAGTGATCTATCCTGTTGATTTTAAGATTAAAGGTCTTAGTACTCATGGCGAATCCTAATTTAACCCTCTGTGAATTTATAAAAACTAAAAAAGTTAGCTATCTTTTAGATACAGTTAGTAGAAACATTATTGTAAATCCAGTAAACTCTCAGTATGTTATAAAATTAACAAGTCTAACCTGTTCTAATTTAGATAAAACTGAAGGAATAACAGAGCAAACAGTTAGTATAGGTATTAACAGAGGTGGTGTAATAAGATATCTAGCCTACACTGTTGGTATTACACAGAATAATACTATCACAGTAATAAGTGATATGATAGCCATATATTTAAATGAAGGCGATATACTATTTGCTTCATCTGGAACAAGTAATACAGTTCATCTTGATGCTAACTTTCAGATATTATCTGAATCAGATTTTAATTATACACATACAGTTAATGGCTTATATTCTAATAAAGTAGAAGTAGGATTTTCTAATGGATCGTTCACGATATATCTTAAAAGTGAAGGTCATCTTCCAGGAACTACTTTTCCTTATTCTATATCAGGAGTAACCAGTGCAGAAATTAACGGAGCATCTTTAACAGGAACTATTGGTATTAATGGAGCGATTGACTTTATATCTACGGGTAGTGCAGTTAGAACTTTTGTTTTTAGTATACCTTCTCTAAGTATAAGCATAAGCATGCCTTTTGTTGCTGCTAATTTTCCATTTACAACTTTTACATTTACTAGTGGAAATAAAACAGGTAGTGAAGGCCCAACATTATCGGAATTACTAGCCGCTTATGACACCGTAGCCTATCCTTGGTTAACAAATACTGCATTTTTTAATGTTACAGTACAAGGAATACAAGAATGGACTGTTCCTCAAACTGGCAGTTACCGTGTAACTGCAAGAGGAGGAGATGGAGGTATATTTGCTGGTACATATTATTATATTGGGTATGCAGGTGGTGGTGCAACTGTTTCAGGTACAGTATCTTTAACTAAAGATGAAAAAATATACATCGTTGTAGGCCAACGTCCTTCATCTGCTACGAATCAAAGTAATTTTTATGGGTCAGCAGGCGGTGGTGGAACTTTCGTTTATAGGGGAACTTCACCGAGCTCAGGAGTAGGTGACGATACTAAAATTATTATGATTGCCGGCGGTGGCGGTGGAACAGGGCACGGTTCTAGCTCAACTACTGGAGGAAATGGTAAAGGTGGTAGTAATAATACTAATAGTAGAGAATCCCTTGCAGGTGAATCTTTTGGAATAAATCCAAAACAAGGTGCAGGGTCAGAAGGAAACCAAGGAATAGGTTTTGGTGGAAGAGGAACACAGACAAGTAGTTATGGAGGGTCGGGCGGCGGAGCTGGGTGGAAAGGTGATGGACAAAATAATCAATCAGGTGGTTTTTATAATGGTTATGGAGGCGGAACTTTAGCAGGAGGTAGCTCGGGCGGCGGCGGAACAAATAGATTTAGGGGCGGTCAGAATTCGAATGACGGATTCAATTTATACGGAGGCTGGGGAGGCGGCGGCGGCTCAGACGGAAATGGAAATGCCGGAGGCGGGGGAGGTGGCTACACTGGCGGCGGAGCAGGTAAGGGTTGGACAGGGGTATATTGGGGTGGTGGTGCCGGGGGAGGATCTTACGCTACAGGAATAGAACCATCTTTAACATCAGGACAAGATGGCATCAATATAACTGATGCCTCCAATGGTTCTGTTACAATAACTAGAATAAATTAGTTTTTAATAATATTATTTCCTCATTAAGTCGACCATTCATTTTAGTATCGACCGAGTTGATGTTATCTAGAAACTTGCGTAAAGCGACTTTGCCTGCACTCGCAAAACTCTTGAGCTGTTCAGCTGGTTTGCGTAGAGTCTTACATACGCTTAGATTCTCGTTAAATCCTGTGATTGTAGTTCCTTTAACTCCAAGTTCTTGATACTCTGCGGCCACATACTTGCCCAACTTACGAGTCTTAGTGTTATAGACCCATAGTTCCTTTGTGCCAATAATGTCAGCAGGATTAATACTGACAAGTTTGAGAGGCTCGTCTGTTTTCTTGTACTTGAGATTGGCAACAACCTTTTCTTTATTAATGGCCTTGGGTTTGCGAGGCTTCTTAGTAGCCTTGGCCTCTTGTTGTAACATAGTGCAGACATTATCCACTTCAGTTAAGAACTCAATCAATTTGCGAACATGTTTACGGGGACGATGACTATATGCCTCACGTAATTGGGGATCAGGGTTACCACCAGCAAGCTCTTGTAATTCTACAAGTTGACGACCATAAAAGTCTTTAATAACACGAGCATGAGCGGCCTTGGCTTCACGACCACGCAGAATACTGGCAATTTTTACACTCTTAGGATCAAAGCTTTCTGGATCCGTTTGCCACTGTTCGATGGCCTCTTCAATCTCTGATGTCATTGAAAGACCGGCATCGCGAACACGATCTTGGATACTAACTACAGGACCACAAACTTTACAATCGTCGGTTTCTTTAGGTGCGTCGTTGGCACCTTCGTTTAGAATCTTTTCAATTTCGGTTCTGAGCCAAGCTTCTGACGAACGACCATTGTTAAAGTCTTCCCTAATAGCAGGCATACCGCGGCTAAGACAACTGGCAATAGCACCAGTGGTAACAGTGCAACGCCAATCTTTTGTGCTCTTGAACGCCTCGACTTGCTTTTTGGTATAGCCATTTTGACTCATCCATTTTATTACATTGGGTTTTAGGTCTTTTCCTGAAAAGTTCATATTGTAGTGGCTCATGGCACTACGAAATTTTACCAAGAACTCATCAGTGGTCATAGTGTCTGCACCATCCCAATTTGGTGTATTATCTTTTTTTGGTGCAGTTACATTGAGTTTCTTGACTTTAGCCTTGGCCATAATTTGTGCTCCTAATACGTTTACAATGTAGCTATTATATATTCAAACAGGAACCTTGTCAAGACAAAAAAGCCCGTTTTGGACGGGCTTGTTACTACTACTTTTTGGCTGGTTCTTTTTTGGGTTCTTCTTTAACTACTGGTT